ATAAACAACAAACGGCAGTGGAGTGGTTGGTTGAGCAATTTAAAGAATATGATTTTGCTGATGTAAAAGACACAGAAAATTACATTATTAAAATGCAGTCTTTTGTATTGACCGAAAAATTAGAAAAAGCCAAAGAAATGGAGAAGAAGCAAATCATAGAAGCGTTTGATTTTGGTGATTATTGTGTTGATTTACCAGAAGGTGGATGGAAACAAAAATATGATTCACCCGAACAATACTACAACGAAACCTACGGAGGAGGTGAGCAATGAATGACAAGATAAAACAACTCCTTGAAAACGCAGAGCAATCGGATGCAATAGCAAAAAACAAATGGCGTATTGAAAACCGAGAGCAACTAAGAAAAGAGCGTCGAGAAAAACTCAAAGAACTAATGGAAAAAGATGAACAAAATAATCAATCTAATCAAGAACATATTTAAAAACGATACGGAGGTAGTAGAGGCTACCCCGTATCAATTCGAGTACGACAAACCAGTAGAAGGGTTTGATGAATTTCACGAGAACTTAAAGACATGGAGAAGCAAATTATAAATTACTTTTTAGAAAGGCGTCACGAGGCGTACAGAGGCCACGAGGTGGCGAAGATTATCGCCGACATGATAAAGCCCAAGAGGAAGTCTTTAGACACGTCAATGCTTAGCGACTCAGACATCGAGCAGTTGATAAAGATTATCAGAGCAGTAGAGATGGCGACGGGCCTTGACTTTGATCAGTTCAACGTAAAGACAAAGAAGGGAGAACTAGCAAAGATCAGATTCCTTTTCATGTACCACACAAAGACCATCATGAGACTAACGCTGTCACAGATTGGGCAACTGATGGGAGGCAGAGACCACTCGACCATCATACATGGTGTTAAAGAGGTCAACAACTGGCTAGGCAATAGAGTATTTTATAGTAGAGAAAATAAATTAATCGATGACATTAGAAGACATTTGGAATCAAGCGAAGAAGGACAAGGATAATTCCTTCTTTATCGGAAACGACTCGCAATTCACCATCCAGAACGGATGCAAGATTGAAAGATTTAACGACGGAACTATCGTCATCAAGAACACACGACTAGGCGGAGACTTCTACAAGAACTTGACAGACGCTGAGTACAAGGTATTCTTGAATGACGGATGGCACATGGGGACAAAGTTCATAGAGCTAAATACCTACAAGTTTCAAGTGGATGCGTTAAATAGAATCATTCAGCACAGGCTAGCAGGTGAACAGGACGCGTCAAAGTTTCAAGAACAACGAACCAATCTATTAAAAAAGATTCATGAGAACCCCTATTCAAAAGTTAATATCGCAGGTGGAGAAGCGAATATCGTTCCACTCCCAGGCACAGACGCTTAGCACAGACTCACGCTTCCACATGGGTGCATTGCAGGAGTTGTTGTGGCTTAAGGAACAATTGTTGCATTCACTAGAGGATGAAAGCAAAGCAATCTCTGACGCATGCGATGACGGCATGTATGAGCCATGGGTTATATCTGGCAAGGACTATTATCAAACTAAGTATGAGAAAAAGAATCATCATCAATGACGACATGACCACCATCATGTCATACGACTGGAAGCGACCGATGGTTGCAAGTCTAGTTACCAACGTACTTCTGATCTGCGTGGTTGTATATATGGCAAACATTCCAGAGAAGATAAAGCACGTGTATCACTCCGTGATAGTGGAAGAAAAGAGCAACGACATGGCGCTGACCGATAGCGGGCTGACCGCTGAACTGGTGGCCAGTGGTGTTGTGCTTCCAAACGTGGCGGTTGCACAGGCAACCATCGAGAGCGGACTGGGCAAGTCCAAGGTTGGACGCGAGGCCAAGAACCTGTTCGGTATCACCTACCACAACTGCAAGCACGTGGCCGGCAAGTATGGTGTGTACGCCAAATACAATACCTACAAGGACAACGTGAAGTGCTACGCTCACATTCAGGGCCGGTACTTGAGCAACATCAACGGACGTTACGCTAGTGACCCTAGCTATGTATCAAAACTAAAAGAAATGAAATGAATAAACAACAAACGGCAGTGGACATCCTATGTGGAAAGTTAGCAATGAAGTTAGGCATACCACAAGCAATTACTTTTTACATAGACCATCAAGAAGAAATCAGAGAAGCCAAAGAAATGGAAAAGCAAAGAATTGAAACCGCATACAACAAAGGAACAGTTCATGGAATTGATTATCCTGAAAGTACACTACCAATAACTGGTGAGCAATACTACAACGAAACCTACGGAGGAGGTGAGCAATGAACAACAGATCACGTGTAGTACAGGGAACTGTAAACGATGTAATTGAGTGGCGAGTATACTTCGATGGCGAGGTCATCTGGAAGTTTGATCAGTACAAAGACGCCATCCTACTAAGAGACTTTTTAAATGCAAATTTCTTATGAACAAACAAGAAAAAATAGACAAAGCAGTTGAAGAAATTATCAACAAAATGTTTGAAATTGCAGGCCATAGCGTTACCTTTGCAGATGTAAAAGACCGCAAAGACAACTGGTACGCTCAGTGGACAATGACCACACAGCAGGCAGACGAGTGGAAGGCTTGGGGCGTAGACTACATGAGAAAAAATCTTAGGTGGCCGAAGTACAGAGCAGAGCGCGAAATGTTGTGGTTCAATTTACAGTATGGACTAAAGTATTCAAATTATGAGTTTTGACGTAGTAAATAAACCGGCACACTACAACCAAGGAAAGGTAGAGTGTATTGACGCAATAGAGTCAGCAACGATCGGTAAGAAGGGTATCCAAGCAGTATGTACTGCTAATGTTATCAAGTATTTATGGAGATGCGAGGAGAAGGGTGGCCTCGAAGACATCAAGAAAGCCCAGTGGTATCTAAACAAATTAATCAAATCATATGAGCAAGTTTAAAGAATTAAACGCAATCAACGTCAACAAGATGACGGAGAAAAAGGGCAACTTAACCTACCTGTCATGGGCATTCGCTTGGCAAGAGGTAAAGAAGATTGCTCCAGACATGAACAGGACCGTGTACGAGTCTGCTGACGGCAACAACTACCACACCGACGGGCGCACTGCTTGGGTGAAGGTTGGTGTTACCATCGACGGCATCGAGCACATCGACTACCTGCCAATCATGGACGCAAGAAACGCAGCGCTTCCAATCGAGAAGGTAACTTCGTTTGACGTAAACAAGGCGATCCAGAGATCAACCACAAAGGCAATTGGATTGCACGGGCTCGGCCTTTACATCTACGCTGGCGAGGACATGCCAGACGAGGAGAAGGCTACCGCCGCTTCTAAAACACCACAGGAGGGCGTTCTGATCGAGTTGAACATCGGAGACGAGAACTGGGTTAAGGTTATGAACTACGTAAATGCCAACAAGAAGAAGGGATCTAAGTACATCCTTGAACAGTTGTCTAAGAAGTATGACGTGACCGAGGTTATTAGAACCGAAGTAAACAAGGAGGTTGCATCGTGACAACCGAAATCCTAACGAGACTGAACAACGACGATGACTACTACGGACAATTTGGAAAGCAGTTTCTGTCTAACTCAGACATCGACGCTCTTTTAAAAGACCCGTCATCGTATGGTGTAAGCAAGCCAAAAACGGTAGCGATGGTGCAAGGAAGTTACTTCCATGCATCGTTGCTTGAACCGGACAAGGTCAAAGACTTCTTGATCTGCGACGCATCTTCCAGGAACACCAACATCTACAAGGAAATGCTTGAGGCCCACCAGACAGAGATCATTCTGTTGTCTAAAGAGGTGGTAGAGCTAGACGAGATGGTTGACTCCATCAAGGGGCGCATGGACTTCTTCGACATGATCTACGAGGACGGCAACATCTACGAACAGCCGGGCATCTCGGACATCATGGGCCAGATGTGGAAAGGCAAGGCAGACATCATCTCTTCGGAGTATGTTATCGACTTGAAGACCACGTCAAACATCGAGGAGTTCAAATACTCTGCCCGCAAATACAACTACGACTCACAGGCCTACATCTACAATCAGATATTCGGCAAGCCAGTGTTGTTCATTGCGGTAGAGAAGGGGACTAACAAGACGGGAATGTTCGACTGCTCAGAGGAGTTCCTAGACCGTGGCAAAGACAAAGTACAAAGAGCAATAGAAGTATGGCGTAAGTTCTTCGGGCCAAACAAAACAGAAGACATCAATCAATACTACACAAAAGAAACATTATGAGTGCACTAATTAGTTTATCAATCGACGTGACCAAGATCACAAGAAGCAAAATCAAGGACGGCAAGTACCTTGAAGTAACCATCTCTGTAGATGACCAAACCAACCAATGGGGCAAGAACGCATCCATCTATGAGTCGCAGACAAAAGAGGAACGCGAATCTAAGGCCTCTAAGACGTACATCGGAGGTGGAAAGGTAGTTTGGACTACCGGAACCATTTCAGTGGCTGAGAAAGCCTCTAATGAGCCCAAGAGGGCAAATCCTCCAACCGAGGAGTTACCATTCTAACAAACCAAGACACTGGCACGAGGGACCACCCCTTGTGCCGATGTGTCGGTTTTTAGCCCCTCTATTCTCTATATATATTTTTATACTATTTACTTTTTTCTTTCAAAAAGTAATAAGAAGGGTAAAAATCGACACTAAAAAGCTAAGTAAAAGAAAATCAATGCGTTTGATTGTGTCGTTTTATTTTGAAATCGACACTAACTCGACACAAACGCCAAAAAATCGACACAAAATGAGAAAAATCGACACAAATACAGTAATATTGCTGGGCCATTATGGATCCGACCAGGTCATTGCACAGTCCGCTTGGACATCTACATCAAGAGATTTAAGCGAGGAGAAGATAGCACGCATACCAAAGTTGATCGAGATGCTTTGGACAGAGGGACATGAAAGTCCCTTTGAGAAAGGAAACGTACACTTCTTGGTTACATGTGACATTGCATCACACATTCATTTGTTGAAGCACCGGATCGCATCAATCAATGCAGAGTCAGCAAGATATAAAGAGTTGAAAGAAGATAAGTATTACATACCGGACGATTGGAGTGATGAATGGGCTAATCGCCTTAAGTCTTTTACTGAAATGAGCAATCAGCATTACCATCAGTGTTTGGAAGATCTAACTCCTTTGATAGGTCGTAAGCGTGCCAAGGAGAGTGCACGATTCTTCAAGACGTACAACTCACAGATTACTGCTGACGTGCAATTCAACATGCGTTCCTTTGCCAACTTCCTTAAACTTAGGGCCTCAGAGCACGCACAAGTAGAGATAAGAGACATCGCATGGGAGATGTATAGACTAGTAGAGGGCATCGAGGGTAATCCATTCAAGCACACACTTAAAATGATTAAGCCATGATAATAAGGGTAAAACACAAAGACACCGAGATTGAGATTGATGACAAGGACAATGGGACAACCATCAAGTATTCAACTGGCGAATTGATTAAAGTGCTTGAAAAAATGTCACTAGAAATTCAAGCAATAGAAAACAACTATAATCAAACAACCTACGAAAATGAAACAAACTAGCAAAGAGTGGTTAGAAGACATAGAAGGAACCATCATACAACCAAAACCAAAAAAGGTAGTAGGATGGTATTGCTTATCCAGTAAGATTATGGTAAATACTATTGCATTTGCTACACATAGTAAGCCTAACTTTATTAAAAGATTCTTTATGAGAACTTTATTAGATTTTTATTGGGTTAAAGACACAAACCATGACAAACAATAAACAACAGAAGGCAATGAAACTATACACAGAAGATCAAGTATTAAAAATGTTTGAAGTTTGTAGGGATACAGACTTATACGAACACGTTCTTACATTTGAAGACATCCTAAAAACTCAAAATCCCATTGAGCTAATGACGTATGATGAGTTAATGTATATCATCGAGCCATTGCTAAACACAACGGACGAGTTCGACAAGGGGGTTAGACATGGTGTACAATGGATACTAGAAAAAATACAGGGCCATGACAAAGATCAAGATAGAGGTTGAGTTTGAAGTAGACGACTTCTGGTGTGCAAACTCTGAGGACCAAGAAGAAAGAGATTGGTTCTGGAAAGAGATTCTACCGAATGCCACATTAATACTTCACAGCAACGAGGTTGGCGATGAAATAGCGTCAACAAATGAGTTAAAAATCAAATCATCCATAAACCCAGTCTTTTTTAAAGGTATGGACAATAAACATTTTATAATCATAGACGAATGAACGAACTACCAAGACTAGACAAGTGCTCCTTTACATTTAACCAAACGGGCAACTGCAATGGAACAACTGATGACTACGAGGAGCTTATCATCGAGTGCGAATCGTCGCTTGGCATTGACAACGACGATGGATGCTTCTATGTTCTAAAGACGACCACCGGATGGAGCATGGATAGCGTAGATGAACTACAGAAATTATTTGACAGAATACAAAAAGCAATAAACAAATGAGTAAATTGAACCAATCCAAAATACTACTGCATACTTTCACGTACAAGCTAGTGAGAGAGCGGGACGGACTCGTTGTTTCCGGAAGGGACGTCGCGTGGATAGAATGGAACCAAGAAGGAAGGTTTGACAAAAAACATGGGTCTCCTGCAGTTGGCCTATCTCTTATCGTAGATCCGCAAAGGATTAACTTCACGTGGCTGACCACGCCGATAACCGTGATAGTGGAAGAGAGAGACGAATACGTCAAGTTCAAAACGGAAAACAGCACATACGAATTATTTAAATACTAACATGCCGGACATAACTATGTGTAAAGGCATTGACTGCCCGATGAAGGAGTCATGCCATCGATTTACGTCGAAGCCAGACGAATACCAGTCTTACTTTACGGAGTCTCCAGTAAAAGACGGAAAGTGTAAAATGTATTGGGGAGATGCCGCACAAGACATCTACGACGCATTAAAAGAGATAGTAAGTGGTTCTAGAAATACATAAGTGCACAGCAAGGCAGTACGCCATGCTGATCATGAAGGACGACCTAAAGTATTCTTACCAGAAGTGTGGAATCAAGCTAGGAATATCTAGATACGCTGCATTTCAAATGTACAAACGAGCAAAAATTAAATTAAATGGGAAACATAACAATATTCAAGAGCATTAAAGATACCTCTGCTCCTTTCTACAGGTCGGTTGATTATATCATCCACCGTATCAGAGAGGGTAAGTCAAAGGATATCGTAAAGAGAATTAGAGAAGAGAAGGACAAGGACAAGCGAAATCAAATCAAGAAGGAGCTTCCTGCCATCTGTTTCTCCGGCGAGTTCACAAGACGTGAAGACTCGGCCCTGTTAAACCACTCTGGCGTCATCTGTCTTGACTTTGACGGGTTCGACAAAAAGAGCGACATGCTGGCCAAGAAGGACGAGTTCTCAAAGGACAAGTACACACTGTCTGTGTTTATCTCTCCATCTGGTGATGGACTCAAGGTTCTAGTAAAGATACCGGCCGATGAGAACAAGCACAAGACATACTTCAAGGCACTAGAGAAATACTACGCATGCGAGCAGTTTGACAAGACGTCAAAAAACGTGAGCCGTGTGTGCTACGAGTCTTACGACCCGTTGATATACCACAACCCAGACTCAAAACTTTGGGACAAGTTAGCCGAGGAAGAGTTTGAGCCGATCGAAAGACCAGCAAATAGAAGCACAATTACGGTTACGGACCAGAACGAAATCATCAGACGCCTGCGTCTGTGGTGGGATCGAGAGTACGGCATTGTCGTTGGTGAGCGAAACCAGAACGTGTATATATTGGCTGCCGCCTTCAACGACTTTGGCGTCAACAAGGAGCTAGCGAACTATGTACTTAACGAATTTGCCCATGACGGATTCCCGTTGTCAGAGATCAAGACCACGATCGACAGCGCTTACCGTAAGGACATGAACTTCGGCACCAAATTTTTTGAGGACCGCGATGCCATTGATGGTATACGCAGACAGATCAAGAAGGGCGTGCCAAAAAAGGACATACGTCACCAGCTGAGAGAGTCCGGCCTGAATGACGAGGTAACCGATGCCGTTATATCAAAGATCGAAGAGGACTCGTCAAACAAAGAGTTTTGGACCAAGTCATCAAAGGGAGTTGTCTCTGTGGTGCACTATTTATTAAAAGAATTTTTAGAAGATAATGGCTATTTCAAGTATTCGCCGGAGGGCACAAAGAATTATATTTTTGTTAAGGTTACGAACAACCTTATCTCAAATACTACGGAAGATGAGATAAAGGACTTTGTCCTAGACTATCTGTTCAAGATGGACGACCTGTCTATCTATAATCACTTTGCAGACAAGACACGCTACTTCAAGGAGGACTTCTTGTCAATGCTATCTCCTGTTGACGTGTACTTTGTGGAAGACGACAAGGAGAACGCCTATCTGTACTATCGCAACTGTGCCGTAAAGGTAACGTGCAGCGACATCACCATGATTGACTACGTTGACTTAGGTGGTTATGTATGGAAGGACCAGGTGATTGACAGAGACTTCCAGATTTGTGACGACTACGACTGCGACTTTAAGGTGTTCATATCGAATGTCTCCGGTGGTGAAAAGGATCGTATCAGATCGGTAGAGAGCACAATAGGATTCTTGTTGCATAGCTACAAAAACCTAGGATACTGCCCGGCTGTTATTATTAACGACGAGGTCATCACTGACAATCCAGAGGGTGGAACGGGTAAGGGTCTATTCATGAACGCCGTTTCCAGGATGAAGAAGTCAGCCGTTATCGATGGTAAGAGCTTCACCTTTGAGCGTAGCTTTGCGTATCAAACCGTATCAACAGACACGCAAATTATCGTGTTTGACGACGTTAGAAGGAACTTTGACTTCGAGAGATTGTTCTCTATTGTAACAGAGGGAATAACGCTTGAGAAGAAGAACAAGGACGCAATTAAGATTCCTTTCCACAAGTCACCGAAGGTGGTTATCACAACCAACTACGCCATCAAGGGGAAGGGAAACTCTTTCGAGCGTCGCAAGTGGGAGCTTGAGTTTAAGCAGTACTACAGCAAGGACTTTACGCCACAGGTTGAGTTTGGTAGGTTGTTGTTTGAAGACTGGAACGAAGACGACTGGTGCAAGTTTGACAACTACATGGTCAACAACTTGAAGAACTACCTGTGCTTTGGATTTGTACGATCAGATTTCAAGAACTTGAAGACTCGTAAGTTTATCGCTGAGACAGACCATAACTTCTGGGAGTGGATAACAGACAGAGAGAACAGGTACTTGAAAGTAAATGCCAAGATCTACAAAGAGGACGTACACAGAGACTTCGTGTTAGACAACCCTGACTACGGCCAGAGAGGTAAGACATCGATATCGTTGAACAAGTTCTACAAGTGGCTTGAAGCTTTCGGCATGTTCTACACCGGAGAGACTCCAGAACAGGGACGTGACGGATCTGGTAGATGGATCAAGTTTGTAAAGAGTGAGCCAGAGCAATCAGAATTCGACTTCTAATGGAAAACAAAATAACATTACGACCATATCAGAAAGCCATAGTAGAGCAGACTTGCGAATTATTGAGGGGAGCCCCTCGTTTTGCATATCTTTCTATGGAGGTTAGGACGGGCAAGACCTTAACGGCCTTGTCCGCTCTTGATCATATTGTTGACGTCAACGAAATGGTCTTTGTAACCAAGAAGAAGGCGATCGCTGGCATCCAAAAGGACTACAAAGCTCTAGCCCCGAAGTATAAGTGCACGTTTATCAACTACGAGAGCCTGCATAAACTCGACGTAAGCAAGATCGACGCCATTGTATTCGATGAAGCACATGGCATGGGAGCGTTCCCAAAGCCAAGCAACAGGGCCAAAGAGGCCCGTGCCTTGGTGTTGAAGCACAACCCATATGTATTGTTCTTGTCTGGAACTCCAAGCCCAGAGTCTTACTCTCAGATGTACCATCAAATGTGGGTGCTTGGATCGAGGTCTCCGTTTACAGAGCCAACGTTCTACAAGTGGGCACATACATACGTAAAGGTATGGGAGCGCATGATCAACGGATTTAGAGTGCACGACTACAGTAATGCTTATCAGGAGATGGTCATGGGAGCTTTAAAGCCATACATGATTAGCTACACGCAGAACGAAGCTGGCTTTACGTCAAAGGTTAACGAGCATGTGCTGATGGTAAAGATGAGCGATACTACGTACAAGATTGCAGACAAGCTGAAGCGTGATTTGGTGTTTGAGGGTAAGAACGACGTTATACTTGCAGACACGCCAGTAAAGCTGATGCAAAAGCTGCACCAGATCTACAGCGGAACCATCATTTTGGAGTCGGGGAATAGGTTGGTGTTCGACAACACGAAGGCTGAATTTATAAAAGAAAGGTTTGCGGGTAAACGCATAGCTGTTTTCTACAAGTTTCAGGCTGAGCTAGAATGCTTGTTGTCTGTATTTCAAGAAGATATGACCACCGATTTAGGAAAATTTCATGCAGGTGAGTGTAACAATTTTGCTATACAAATTGTCACTGGGCGTGAGGGAATCTCGCTAAAGGAGGCCGACTTCTTGGTGTACTTCAACATTGATTTCTCCGCCACGTCTTACTGGCAAAGCAGGGATCGCCTAACTACGATGGACCGTCTTGAGAATAACGTCTACTGGGTATTTGCAGAGGGTGGCATTGAGGAAAAAATTTATCAAGTTGTGCAGAAAAAAAGAGCTTACACAGTAAGCCACTTCAAGAAAGATTTGTTAAATTTGTAGCCCCATGTTAGAATCCAAACTGCAATCGAAGATGATCAAGCTTGCAGAGGAGTCTGGCTGGTACGTCCTAAAACTTTTGAGTACAAACAAACCAGGGATACCCGATCTGTATATGTATCGGGCGGGAAGAACTGTCTTTGTTGAGGTCAAGAGAGAGGGCGGAAAGGCCAGGCCATTGCAAGAATATCGAATGAAAGAGCTGAGAGAGATAGGTGTCGAGGCATTAGTCTGCGACTCAATTGAAAAATTTAAAGAACTACTATGAAAAAAATAATATCACAAGCACACGGAATGGCCAAGAGCAAAGGCTTTTGGGAAGGAGAAAGAAACAAGTCTGAATTGTTGATGCTGATCGTATCAGAATTAGCCGAAGCTATGGAGGCCTTGAGGAAGGATCACTTTGCAGACAAGGTTGCAGCAGAGAGTCTGTATCAAGACATACAGGTTAACCTGTGGGACGACGAGTACAATATTATGGATGGCCCATGGAAGGCTGGATTTGAAGCAAATATTAAGTCATCATTTGAGGATGAATTGGCTGACGTAGCTATCCGCTTGTTCGACCTATGCGGTGGTCTTGGTGTGGACCTTGAAAAGCACATCGAATTGAAAATGATGTATAACTCAATGCGTGGTTACAAACACGGTAAGAAATTTTAAAACTATGGAACTAGAAAAAGAAATATTGTCGGACCTCGTTGTGTGGTCAAAGTACGCACGATTCGTGCCTGAATTAAACAGACGTGAAACGTGGCAAGAGCTTGTTACAAGAAATAAGTCTATGCACTTGAAGAAGTTCCCGGACATGGAGAACGTAATCGAGAAGGCATACGAGTTGGTGTATGACAAGAAGATTTTGCCATCAATGCGTTCATTGCAGTTTGGTGGAAGACCAATTGAAGTAAACAACAGTCGCCTGTTCAACTGCAGTTACTTGCATGTTGACGACTATCGTGCATTCTCTGAGACTATGTTCCTGCTTCTTTGTGGAACTGGTGTTGGATACTCTGTACAAAGCTTCAACATCAACAAGTTGCCAGCGATCTCGAAGGCTTCAAAGACTCGCAGATACTTGATCGGAGACTCTATCGAAGGATGGGCTGACGCAATCAAGGTGTTGATCAAAGGGTACTTGGGCCTAAGTGCAACTATTCCTACGTTTGACTTCCGTGCGATCAGAGCAAAGGGTGAGCGATTGATTACGTCTGGTGGTGTAGCTCCAGGACCTGAGCCATTGAAGATTTGCTTGGCACACATTCAGTCTATCTTGGATCGTAAGAAAGATGGAGACAGGCTTACATCTGTTGAGTGTCACGACATCATGTGCTTTATCGCTGACGCGGTATTGAGCGGTGGTATTAGAAGAAGTGCAATGATTGCTTTATTCGATATCGACGATGAAGACATGCTGACATGCAAGTTTGGCAACTGGTGGGAATTGAATCCACAGCGTGCACGTGCAAATAACTCGGCTATCCTAAAGCGTGATAGTGTAAGTAAAGAAGAGTTCTTGGCACTTTGGAAAAAAATTGAGTTGAGCAATTCTGGTGAGCCAGGTTTTTACTTTAGCGACAACGAAACTATGGGAACCAACCCATGTGCGGAGATTGCCTTGAACCCATTCCAGTTCTGTAACTTGGTAGAAGTAAACGCTTCTGACGTTAAGAGTCAAGAAGACTTGAACGATCGCGTGTACTGGGCCTCTGTTATTGGAACATTGCAGGCTAGTTACACTGACTTCCATTACTTGCGCCCCATCTGGAAAGAAACCACAGAACGCGAGGCGTTACTTGGTATCGGCATGACCGGTATTGCTAGCGGAGCTGTTATGAATTTAGACTTGGAGCTTGCGGTTGGATACGCCTCTATGGCAAATGAAACAGTAAGTGAGCAGATCGGAATTAACAGAGCTGCACGTATTACATGCGTTAAGCCATCTGGCACGTCTTCTCTAGTATTGGGCACATCTTCTGGCATCCATGCATGGCACGATGACTACTATGTTCGTAGAATGCGTATTGGTAAGAACGAGGCGATCTACACGTACATGTCAATCTACCATCCAGATATGTTGGAAGATGATGTGTTCAAGCCGACACAGCAAGCTGTTGTTTCTGTTCCGCAGATGGCACCAGCCGGTGCGATTACTAGAAGCAGGGAGAACGCAATTGAGTTCTTGGAGCGTGTAAAGTATTTCCATAAGCATTGGATCATGCCAGGCCACTGGACTGGAGACAACACACACAACGTCAGCGCTACTGTGACCATGAAGAATGACGAATGGCCTGCTGTTGGTGAGTGGTTGTGGGAGAACAAGAAGCACTTCAACGGTCTTTCTTTCTTGCCAGAGGATCTAGGAACGTATGTTCAAACTCCGTTCGAGACCATCACAAAAGAGAGATACGATCAACTCGTTACAAATCTTAACGCCTTGGACGTAAAAAGTATCGTTGAAATGGCAGACAACACAAACTTGACTGACCAAGCTGCTTGTTCAGGTAGTGCTTGCGAAGTTCAATAATGAATGAATAATCCGCCATTATTGTCTATTTTGTACAGTAATGGCGGGTTTATCATGCAAATTCCACGTATTAAATATCCAAAATTGTTAAAAAATCACAAAAATGGCAGATAAGGATTTTGCGAAATGTATTGCTTTTTGATACTTTTCGCATATATTTGCTTTAAAATAATTAGCCCAAAGTACACGGGATCGAAAACAGGAGGGCATACCGTAAGATCTGCTCACTCGTCCTCTGAATCGTTAGTCAGCATAGTTATCGGGTTCTATGGTATGCGATAAGCGAAAAACTCGGCAATAGTCAGGTGGCGGAATGGTAGACGCTACAAGTAAGTCCAACGATGACCTAAGGCATGATGACCGAAGGAGTTACTGGTTGGTATTACAGGTTCGAATCCTGTCCTGACTACAAAAGCATTGATAGCCTTCCACACTGAGTGGCGGACTTTTAAGGAAGTGCCTTAATGACGGCTCGGAAAGACGAGCAACATAGCCAAGTGGCGAAAGGTTGGGGACGTCCCCGACGTGGTAGTCGCTATCCTGTAATAAGGAGATGCTGAGTTAAAAACGGCGTTCAAGGTTCGAGTCCTTGCTTGGCTACAAACTATATTTTGGCAAAATTGCTAACAATTGCCAGTTAATTGTGAAAAACTGGTTTACAACTATGCCGTGTTGTGAATTAACTTTGCTTTGTTCATATCTCGTTTGGGTGACATTGGGGTTCGGAACATCCGGCCCCATTGTTTTTAAGATGAAGTCAGAGCATAAAAATATAGCAAACTACGTCAACCACGCCATGAGCGAGTTGAACGAACTGTCGACAGAGCTTTATGAAGCTATGATGGACCAGGAGAATGCGGAAGTGAAAAAGATTGTCGACAAAATGATTCCTATCCTTAAGGATATACAATCGACCCACACAAATGAAATCATATAAACAAGAGGCTGTTGATCTTTTCTCAGAAGGAAAGATGAATAAGTCCCAGATTGCTCGCTTTTTAAAAGAGAAGCACAATTTGCCGATGTCTGTAGAGACAGTGAGAAAGGAAGTTTGTAGGCAAGTAGGAAAACACAAGGCTCTTCTTGAAGAGTGTAACAAACTGGGAATACCAGCAGATCAAGTAAAACATTACTGGCACAAGGGAAAACACTTCTCTATTAACGTAAAGGGCTCTGAAGCTCCGTCATACGACGAGATTAGAGATGAGTTGATCGAGCAGATGTCTAAATACTCTCCTCAATACCAGTACATCCACAGAAGCCAAAGCAAGGACGGGCACTTGTTGGTGTTAGATCCGGCAGACGTTCACATTGGAAAGCTTGCTAGTTCTTTTGAGACTGGCGAAGATTACAACAATCAAATCGCAGTACAGCGAGTAAAGGAGGGCGTTAAAGGCATCCTAGACAAGACGGCAGGGTTCAATATCGACAAGATACTTTTCATTGCCGGAAACGACATTCTACACATCGATACGCCACGCAGAACTACTACGTCTGGCACGTTCCAGGACACAGATGGTATGTGGTATGACAACTTCTTGATCGCTAAGCAGCTGTATATTGAGGTTCTTGAGATGCTTGTTACTGTTGCTGATGTTCACTTCTGCTTCAACCCAAGTAATCACGATTACACAAACGGATTCTTTTTGGCCGACACGATTCAGTCATGGTTCTCTAAGTCTGAAAATATTACTTTCGACTGCTCTATTGCACACAGAAAGTACTACACTTACGGGGCCAACATGATTGGATCAACACATGGAGATGGTGCCAAGGCACAGGACTTGCCATTACTTATGGCTCAAGAGTCTCCAATGTCTTGGGCACAGACCAAACATCGCTATGTGTATACACACCACGTACACCACAAGACGTCTAAGGACTTTATTGGTGTAACTGTGGAAAGCCTACGCTCACCATCTGGCACTGACAGCTGGCACGACCGTAATGGCTACAAGGGGGCTCCAAAGGCGGTGGAGGGATTCCTCCACCACCCAGAGCACGGACAGGTTGCCCGCATTACCCACTTATTCTGATTCTTCTACGTTTTCAGCGCGTTTCTGAATACGTTTGTTGATGTTTTTTGCGACTGTGGCTAAGTCAGAAGGCAGCACTCCGGCAAAGTTACCGGTAATCAATAGTGCATTTAGCTTAGCCAAGTCTGCATCTTCTTCTAGTAGTTGTTTTTCTACTTCGTTACCTCTGATCTCTTTAGAGAACTTGCCATCTGCGGCCATTCTTCCGTAGTCTGAAACCTCTTTTGCTCTATCTATAGCAATACCAAGGGTCCCAAGAATCTTCATCCATGAAGCGTCCTCTCTATCGTAGAACTCAAACTTCTGATTTTCGTCCTCTATGTCAAACCACTTCTTAGGGATATCCTGTGACATTCCTGTGGCTTCCATTAGATCGTTAACATATCCGCTAACGAATGCGTCAACGCCTGGAATTGGAGGCAATACGAAATCTTTCATGAAGTTCTGAACTGTAGATGCAGACCTTCTCATGGTTCTTACTTTCTTTTCTTCCTCGTCATCCTCCTCGCCCATTATCGCTAGAGCTGTAGCGTACATAACTTCAGAGAAGAACATGCTAAGTCCAGAGAATACAGCCATCTCCGCTAATGCACCAGCCAATGACTTAGATGCTTCTATCTTGTCTTCAACGCTAGCTACTTTATTAGACAGGATTCTAGAATCAGACCATATTCGTGTCTTCTGGTTCAACACAAATGTCATCAATGGGAATACACCTCTTCTAACAGCCGCTGTTAATGGGTCTTTACTTGCCAAGAAATCACCCTGCATGTCTGTGTCACTGATGTTTTGTTGTGAATCAACCATCATCTGTGCATAGTCTGCAGCTTCTTTGTTTAGCTTGTGGGTATTCCAATCGATATTTGCAGTAGGCAGTCCTTGCTTTTTTAATCCCTGCTTATAGAAAGATATCCACGCAGCCCTGGCGCCAAATACGTCTGGGTTCTTAAGTGTTATCTCAAGTGCTTTGTTACTCCACTCCGCAATACCATCTATTGTTCTTAGCGCTAAAGCTTTTTCAGCCTCTACGAGCTTTCTGTTAATAGACTTCAACTCTCCTTGAGATCCTATACCACGATTAGCAATAGGATATCCAGACTCGTCGATAAACTTCATGCCTCCGTTAAACAGCGTATGAATGTCTACACGGCCTGTTTGAATCAGCGTATTTACCAATGGTGGGATAAACTGTTTAAACGGCTGTGCTATGCTAAACAAGGCCTTTGCAGTACCAAAAGCAGCAGCAGTATTTATAGCTCTGTTTACCTTTGCGAGTTCCCCTTGGTCTACATATTCTCCACCTTTGATTCTATTAACGTATCCGACAAGCCTCTTCTTGTATATGTTTTTGTCTTCGTTATTAGAAAACAACTTTGAGAAGTTGTTTGAGGTGACAAATCCTTTCATTCTGGCAACAGAAGATGCTGTTTCTACATCAACCATTGATGAAGTCATAGCATTTACGTTGTTGGTGTCAAAGTCTAGATTTACAATACGTGTCCTTGTTCCATTCTTGTCTTTAGGAAGCTCTTTGATCCTGTTGTTTTCTTTTAAAGATCCAGACTTAGAGGTATTAACATATTCGAAGTTGCTAAAGAATCCAGACTCAAAATCTTCTTCACTTGTAGAAGATATCTCTTTAGTTTGGAATCTGTCAGGTATAAAGTTGGCATCTCTAGAAAGAATTGTGTTATACACGTTTCTAGAAACCTCGTCCATTCTGTCATACTTGCTAGCCCACTGAGATACCCACCAGTCAACAGCCTTTTGGTTTGTTTCGCTAACCTTTGACTTGACGTCTGCGACATTTTTAGATCCTTTTAAGATCTTGTCATACACATTTTTAATAGTCTCGCCTTTCTTAATTTCCGCTTCAGTGTTGGTGTTAGGATCTTTTAGCGCCTCAATTGTTTGCTCAATCAGTGTTTTGCGCCTATTAAATTCGTCTTGTACCTGGAATTCGTCACCAATCACAGTTCTTGACATAAAGGCAAGCATACCCCTTTCGATAATATTTTCTGCAGTTAAGAAGTCTTTGGCTTTTGAAAATTTAGAGATATACTCCTTAACTATTCCATCAACCATCTTAATTGCTTTCGCCTTCCCGTTAGATACTCCGGTAACTCCTGACGCATCCATTACTTCAAGAGCCCTAGAAGTGCTACCCCACATAATCTTATTGAGCATCGGAAGACTTGCAATGTTTTTAGACCACCAACGCCCGATAGACTTAGACTTATTCTTTTTGATAGGTATTGATTTTACCCCTTTCTTTTCTAGCTTGGCCGCACTTAAGCTTCCGTCATAAGTATTTACAAGGCCAACCACACCAGACGTAATACCGTTAGCGATAAAGTTGTTTGCATACTCTACGGCTTTAATGGCGTCTGTAAGAGATAACTCATCCATGTCCATGTTGGCCAATGATGCTAGAGCCTTTCTTTCATCATAAGTCAAGTCAATAGGATCACCTGTGAATGGATCTTCTCCGGTCTTAACAATTTGCTTAATGATTGGAGACATGGTAGCCATCATCTCCTTCACGGCGTCTCTAGCCTCTTTCATCTTATCCTCAGACTGCTCTTTTTCTCCTTCAATTGCATCAACTACCTTTTTGATTTCGTTGATTGTCATCTTGTCAGACAAGATACCAGCATCTACCAAGTCTTGGTTCTGGCTAAGAAGCTCATTTTTGATTTGCTCTCTTTGCTTCTGTATTTGCTCGTCGATGTAGTTAATCATGCTTTCCAAGTTGGCAACATCTCTCATCAATGGAGTGCCAACCTTTCTAGCTACAGACTTCAACAAGCTATCTGCTACCTCAATGTATTGGTCGATATCTTCAACCATTGATGGGCTGATCTCATTGAAAGCTTTCGCAATCTTCGCTACCTCTGCTTGGTTTGATTCAGACTTCGCTGCCTTGCTGATGGCGCGTCTTAGCTTAGAGGCCTGTGCCACCTTGTCTTTGTACTCTGCAGTTTGAAGAACGTTTGACATGTAGTCAATAAACCTATCTCTCATTACTGGATTCAAGATGTTCATCTTGTCGTAGCGAGAGATGATGGCTGTGGCTTGCTTAGCAGAGATTACGCCACGCCCAGTCATAGAGCGAAGAGATGTTGAGATTTGCATCCTCAAGTCTTTCACATACGCAACAGCGTCCTTGGCAGCCTTAGCTTCCAGTTTGATTTGGTCCTTAAGTGCTGTCTTTTCTTTTACTGTTACTTCCTTGGTGTCCTTGATCTCACCCATGATACGAGCCACGGATGGAGCAGTCTTCATCTTCTCACCTCTCAATTTCTTGAAGTCTCGGATGATTTGCTCACGCTGAGAGTCGTCGGCCCTTTCGTATACTGCTGACTTTTGAATGTATCCAATTGCAGCTGCACTTGCCTGATTGTAGCTTCCGCCACGATTCATGCTCTTTTCTAGGATGCCTTCAACTTCACCCATCATTCTCTCGTATCCAGGGATTACGGTTACGTCTACCTTTTGAGAACGAGTAGTTACTGATGGCTTAGCCTTCTCGACCAACAAGATTTTATCTCTTGTAAAGTTTGTTACTTGAAACTTGCTTGTGTCAAATGAACCAAATGCATTTTCAGACTCTATCGTCAACACATTCCCGTCAACGGCAACAATATTACCATATTTGCCATATACAAATACTTCGTCTCCAACCTCGAACACATCGTCTGGTAGTTGTTTGAACCCTTGGTACTCAGCCTCTGGAGTTAATTCCTTTACCGTCTGAGCTCTGTAACTCTTAGGTCCTCCCCAGTTAGTAACGACCATGTCGTATCCATTCTCTGCGGCAACCTTGGTAACCCATGCTGCTGCGTTGTTTGAGTCGAATGCGTATTCTGTTGGTCTTGCTTCGTTTCCACGGTTCCTATATTCCTGGAATCTACGGCGTGCTTCTGGCTCGAAGTTTTTAGGATCGTTAGAAACCTTACCTCTCTCAGTAGTTCCGTAGAAATATACCTTATCTTTTGGAACCAATACGGTGTGTGGAATGTCTCCAACACCTTGTTCTTTCTGTCCCTGCTTGGTGTAGTACATTGCAACACCACCAACAGATGAGATTGCAGCAACCTCGTCACGTCCTGTGAAGTTCTTTTTGGAACCAGACATTGGCTTAATAGTGTCACGTTTCTCGTCAGAGTAGTGAACGAACAAATAGTTGCCCTTACCGTCGTCGGTAAGAACTTCGTCTACAACTGTTGGTACAGACTTCTGTGATTTAGATTTAATCACTGGCCCGCCTTCAGAGGCAATACGACCCATACCCATACCCATTTGAGCAAGTCCTAGCTTAGCGTTAGACGCTTGCTCTCCAGACATTGTTCTGATGGCTTCTACGGCCTTTGGGCGATAGTTGAATACCTTGAGCACTGGAGGCTTGCCGCTTTTCGTTACGATGCTAAAAGGATAGCTTGGGTGTTGATCGTCTTTCTTTACTTCAACGTCCTCATCTACCTCAACAATTGCATATGCGTTTCCAGAGTCTAATCCGATCAACAATCTCTCAGTAAGTACTGTTCCAATTTGTTGGCGAATGCCACCCTTGGTGAAACGAATATTCTTATCAGCTCCTAAAGCTTTTTGAATTTGCTTTATATTTTTCTTGGCAGAATCAAGCTTGCCAATTTCGTCAACTAGTTTACTAAAGAAGTCTCCGCGTCTAGCAAATGTAGAGTCAGAGACATTCATAAACTTGTCTTCAATATCCTTTTGTATTTTCTTTGCAGAGTCGCTTCCAGAGAAGTCGATATCGTAAGCCTTCCCAGCTATGGTCAAAGCTTTCCTAAAGTCTGCTGTAGAAATCAAGTTGTCAAACACCAATTCCTCTAGAATACGCATTGCTGCCTTTACTCCCTGAACTGAGCTGATCATTTTGTCTTGACTTCCGCGAACTAGAACCATACGTCCAATTCCGTCAGTAGATTCTTTTCTAGACTTATTGATGTATCCAGCAAGTGTCTTGGCACTAGATTGCTTTCCAGAAGCCCATACGTTGCCAAATTTCAATACATAGTAAATACCGCCATTACCCTCCATAATTTGCTTGCCTTTGTAATTTACATTACCTACAAGCAAGTTATCTGGCTGGTGTGTAGCAACTGGTTGACCAGCAGCGTCATCAATAGATGCGTTTTGAACAACAAGTCCTCTATCTACCAAGTCCTTGAATTGGGCCTCGTCTTCAAAGTATTGAATATCAAAGTCTCCAATCTTCTGGCTTCTATTGCTAAATACCTTTTCAGTATTCTTAATAGTCTCTGTATTTTCTTTTGGCCTAAAGAACTCTTTAACGCTCTCTCCCTTAGATACCTTTTCAGATATCGTAGTCATGAAGCCAAGGATATCCTCTGGTGTTGCTTGGTCCAAGAACTGCTTCTTGCCGGTAAACAACTGAGCAAACTTGTTGATGATGTCACCAATCTTCTGCAAAAGAGTCTTCTGTTGAGCCGTTAGTGGTCCCTTTCCAAAGCCTGAAGCTACCAACATACCACCAAGCTCAGCCATGTACTCTGAGTATTTAACGGCCTCGTAGCCACGCTGGCTAGCAAATGCGTCTAGCTTGTCTGCAATATCCTCAAATCCTTGAGCCCTTAGCTGTGCGTCAATGCTGTCAACAAACTCTTTCATTCGAGCTTGATCGTCAGCAAATGCATCGTTCAGCAAAATCTCCCACGCCTCGTGACCTACGGTAGTAGAGTCTGCAGTCTCTTTGTTGAATACCATGGCAAATGGCTTGCCGTTAACGAACACGGTCTGTCCTCTGGTCTCTGTGGTGAAGCCACCAGCAACCTCGCCAGCTTGGCTTGGAGCGACTGATGATAATGCCTCTGCTATCTGCATCTGTGCGTCATCTGTGTTCTCAGCAACGATAATCTTCAGGTCTGGAGCCACCATATTCAATGACTGAGCAGACTTGTTTACGGCTTCGTTGATGCTTGGTTGTAGTGGGTACTCTGTCTTTGCCTGATCTACAAGTTGATCACGGTATGCCATTGCCTCATCGTAATCTTCAAACTTGCGTTCTTCAATCTCAAGCTTGTTTTGTGGGTCGTACACCATCGCCACTACGTCAGGTGTTCCGTGCTTCTCTTTGTTCCAGCCCTCTGGAGCGTACTCCTCGTTGAACGGAACTCTAGACACAACTCTGAAACCGGCCTTCTCATAAACTGGAGTAAGGTAGTTGTCAAAGTTGTCTAACTTAATACCACCAGCCTCAACGGCTTTTTGAAGTAGCTTCTGAGCTACTCCCTTTGCTTTTGATGTAGCCTTCTTAAATAACCCTTTGATGTCTCCTTCTTTAGAAACCACAACACCACCATCTTCATCGGTAATAACAGTGCCTTCTTTTGCTGCTTCTTCTGTTACGGAATCAACAGACCAGTACTGTTCTGGATCTGACTGCTTGGTTTCTTGCAGGTCGGCAACGTATTGCTTTACTACTTCTTCTTTGGCTTGACCTTCTTCGGCAACGCCTTGAGGTTCTGGTTGGGGTTTTCCTTCGACCACTTCTTCGCCAACTCTGGCTTCTGGCTGTACAGGTACTTCACTTGTTGTTTGCTTTTGAATGGCATCTTCTTCTATTTTTTTAATTTGTTTCTTTCGTGACTCAAGCTCTAGTTCTAAAGCTTCTCTTATGATTGGATCGGCTTCTCCATCAATCTCAACTTCCAAATCCATTGCGTCTTGCCTCAATGAGGCGTATAACGGCCTAGACTCTTCTGGTATTACACTTAGTTTTTCAAACGCTTTTCTTTGAAGAGTTTCATTTTCTTGAACCTTCTTGTTGATTAGCTGTTCTATTGCAGTTCTTTTTTCTTCTGTTAGATTTGGATCTGCAGCAATCTCCTTTGCACGTATAATGGCTTCTTGGTTTTTGGCAACCTGTTCTCTCTTGTCTTGCGGCAAAACAGTTTGAGCTAGCTTAACAACTCCACCAAGCCCCATACCCATGGCATTTCCAGCGATGAACGCATCGGCAGTTCCTGACAGCACGTCTCTTTCTGGATCAATCCCTCCGTATTTATCCGCAGCATTCTGTGCTATGGTTGTAGCTACCTCTGACAATCCTTCTGCTGAAGATCCAAATACCATTGGATACTTCATGGTAAGGTCGTCAACCATGTCAAGTATCCCCTTTTCTACAATCTTCTTTCCAACTTCTGGACCTTCTCTTTTTATGATATTTTTACTTACTCTAGCAATTGACCCTAGACCGAAAAGTTCAAACATAACTTCAGCGCCTCCATAGGCCAATGCGTTTGTATACTTTTGTTTTTCGGTTATGTCAGCACCTTCAAGATCTGCTACTCTTGTTTGAGCGCTGTTAAGGCCAAGCAATGTCATACCTGCAGGGCCACCTCCAGACATCATAACAGCCAACATTTGAGGAGTTGATGAAGCTAATTCATTAGACAACAATCTAAAACCATCAGCATAATCACCTCTAGTAAATCTATCTGTAACATCACCCTCAACCTTCTGCATCTTAGACTCCATTTCCTGAGCCCTTTCTTTTAGCATTTTCGCTGGCAAGTTGCCCTCTTTAAACTTAGCCATTGTAGGCTCAAGAGCAGCCATGATTGTGGCTTTCTGGACTGGATCCATAAACGCCTTTGTCAAGTCATATGCAAAAGAAGGTGTGCCAGCAAGTTCGCCCAAGGCTTTAAAAGTAGTAGCTACTAATTTGTTGGTAATGTCCGTATCTACCTTTTCCCCCTTGTATTCCAGTTCGTATTTAGGGCCAGGTATTACAGCAGCCTTAGCTTCTTCTTCCGTGGCTCCGCCAGCCAGTATACGGCCAACTCCACCAAAGAATCCTTCGTCTTTTCTTGGCTCAACTACAGTAGATGTTTCAGCTACTTCTCCCATCATAGGGGCCATAGCCATAGCTTCTTCTGGAGTAAGAGCTTCTGGCTTTATAGCTGCTTGCTTTGCGGTTACTCTTTTCTGAAGGTCGCTTTCTGCAGCAGATACATTATACCTTTTTCTTGCAGAAGGCTCCGAAGGCCCAGCTTTCTGAGTCTCTCCAGAAACCGAAAAAGCATCTTTTGCTTTCGGTTGACCAAGAGATTCCGTACTTTTTTTTTTAAATCCGTAAGCCTCTTCAAATTCGTCGATAGATCCTACTTCATATTCAGGAGCGATTACCTCTTTAAAAAACAACTGTCTCTTTTTAGGATCTGACAGATACTTTTGAAAGTCTTGAATCGATCCTACATCATAGGTCTTTGATACTTCTGAGTAAAGTGCGTCTAATTTATTTGGCATATCTTATGTTCCTGGTAGTTTTTTCTTTTGTGGTGCATTGGCATTAGGTACAAACTCAGATGCTCCGAAAACGAAGTCGATAGGAATGTTTGCATCTCCACCTTGTGTATTCAATATTTGGTTCATAACAGAAATAGCTTGATCTCCTTTAGGAGCCCTAGCCTGTGGATTGATAACCTTTTCAACCAAATCTATATACTCTCCAGTTTTTTTATCTTTTTTCTTTGTAGTTCTCAAAGAATATGTTTGAAACTGAACGTGACCATCTGGAGTAAAAGTAACTCGTTCGATCTTCTCTTTAGTGCCAGGATATGTCAAGTCTTTCAAATAAGAAGTGGCTGAAGCTCCAGTTTTGTCATTAAACATAGAGTTCAAATTCCTTCTCCTATTCGCATATCTTTGTTGCTTCATTCCTTCAGAAACTTCTGCAGAACTTGGCCTCTCATACTTAACTGCTTCTGGCTTTTCTCTAAGCTTGTCTACTTCTGCGTCTATTTGCTTTTCTATTACAGTCTGAGCCTCTTTTAATTGAGCTGGCGTTAGCTTTGGAGTAGCAATACCATTGGGGCCCATAACTAACTGTATGCCCTTTCCTCCGGCTGCTTCAATCTCTTTCCTCTGCTGTTCTGTTTCGTAGAAATCATATCCACCAACATAGTCAGACAAAATACTAGCAGCAGATCTAGCGTTCTTTAATAAAGATCCAGCAAAGTTTTGCTTTGCTTTTGTGTATGCTGGATTTAACGTAGCTGACTTTGTCCAGAATCCCTGGTCGTATCCGGTTACTGCACCAAGAGTTTTTGTGAAACCACCAATCTCTCCAAGCAAGTCTAACTTTTCTGGTGTTTGGTTTTCTGGAATAAGCAACGACTTAAAGTCTACAACCATTCCAGTAGTAGGATCTGTCATTAATACGTTATAGCTAGATGGATCAACTACTAACTGCTTATTGGCTACGTCGGCAAGCTTTGACTGTTTATCCAAGAAATACTCACCAAGCTTTGACGCTTTAGGATCGTTCAAGTATTCAATCTGCTTGTTAACAATATCGTTATAAGACTTTGTAAAGTCTCCGAAGTATTTCCAGTCTTCAGACATCTTAGCAACACGAGACTTGTATTCGGTTGGTGTAAGCTGTCCATTCATCAACTGCTTCTTAAGGTCCAGTGTGGTATTCCTAACACGGTCAGCACCTTGCAACACCAAGTTATTCAGACTACCTGATTGTCCTGGCTTGTATTCTTTAGACGCAGCAACTAAGTCATCTGCCGACTTCTCAAGTGCGTCTCTTTGCTTTTGGCGATCTGCTTCAATCGTGTCTATGTCAGAGATAGCTCCCTTAGCAATGCCCAACCAGTCTACTGGTTTTGGTCTTCCTGCGTAACCTATGTATTCTGCCATAATTATCGTTTAAATGGAGTTACAAGTCCTGGGAATACACCATATGGTGTGTATCCTGGGGCGTAAGACGCGTTTGAATATTGGCCAGTTCCTGCAGGGGCTAATGCTGGATTCATCATTGGCCCGTATTGTGTAGTTGGTACAATTGTTTCTGCGGTTTTTTGCAATATTGATGACGACGCTTGAAAAGGGCTTTTCGCTTGTTGTATGGTAACCGAAGGCAACCCTGTCTTTTTTGCATCATACAATGGCTTGGCCTGTAAATATTGACTATACCCCAACTGCAAAGCTCCCAGTCCACCAGAAATCGCATCATTTACGATCTGTCTGTTTTCAGAGGCTGCCATCTGTGCTCCGGCTACTTCTTGAGACGCAATATCCGCTTCTCTAGCAACTCTTCTTTGGTCGATAGCCTGTTGGTTTTGTGCCCTGAACAAATCTCTTTGGTATTCTTGCTGTTGAAGATCTGCGCCTAATTGCAAGTTTGCTTCGTTTACTTGCTGCTGAAGGTTTGGCATGCCGCCAATAACACCAGCTGCTCCGGCCTCTTGAAGGGCCTGAACTCCTGTTGCTGCTTGTTGTTGGATTCCCTGTTGAGCTAAGTCATAGCCCATAGTTGGCACCTGAAGACCAGCCGAAAAGTCGGTCTCGGAAATGCCTTTAAGCCTAGACGCTGCGTCCTTTGCGGCGAAATCGGCTTCTTTTCTCCGCTTGTTTGCGGCGATTGCTTGCCCAGCACTTGCTGCGGCTGAAGCTCCTGCGATTATTAATGAGGTTGCTGCTGGCATGTTATAGTATTTTTACAAGTTCTGTACACCCAACGCTTCCTTCTACAAAACCACACTCTTTGTACTTGTTGATCAGAGCTTGGTTTCTCAAAGAAACATAAGCGTACTTCGCTCCGTTTTCTTTTCCGTATTCTGATAGAGTGTCTATCAAGAACTTAATCGCTTCTTTACGATCTGGCTCCTTATAGTCAAAGCTAGATACAATAAACTCTATCCATACAGCTTTCGAGTTGGTAAAGTAAATGTATCCAGCACAAATGTCAACACCGTCCTTTGAGACCATGATGCCACCTCTACCGTCATTTGGCAAGAAGTCTTTAGCTGGGGCTTCCCATCTCCACTGGTTCCACCACTTCGTTAACGTAGTGCTGTAGTCGTGATCTGTGAGTGGCCTTGGCGTAAAACTCATTGCTACGCAAAGATAGCGAAGTTATGGGTAACTTTTGAATACTTGTGAAGAAACCGCAAATAATTCAACAGCAGTTGAACTTGTGTTTTCAAGAAGCACTTGCATGTAATATCCACGAGCCCCGTAAGACTCTGCCACAGCATTTTTGACGAACATAATAAAGTTTCCAGTCAATGGAACTGTACCTCCAACAACCATAACAATAGTCACAGATGTTGATGTCACGTTTGTAACCTGTCCAGACACCAACGCTGTACCACTGGGCACAGTGTAAATCAAGTCGCCAATACTTACTGTTGATCCAATGTCGAATGAAAAATCTATTCTGTATGTAGCAGCAGCAACGAGGGTAACGGCAGATGCGTTTCCAATACCTTGAGTAGACAAAGCTTTGTAGTCAACTGTGTCTGGGTTACGTCTGATGTATGTAAAGTAGTCTCCCTCCTTTAGCTCAAAGTAAGAAGCCTCCATAACGCCAGAGTTCAAGTCTGTAGTGATGGTTGTCTTCCATGGAGAATCGGTCTCACACGCGAGCGTCTTAAACATTTTTGACTCGCTAGGCGCATCGTTAAATACGATAGTCACTGTAGACGGATCTGAAGCAGCTCCATACCAACTATTGCGTGTAGCATTTGTGTTGTGCTTCCATAACTCACCACTTTTGAACGTGTACAAAAAATTGTTCATATTGGTCATCCATTCTGGATAGTAAGAGTGGAACGATGTCCACCCTTCTAGCATTGGAGAGTATGTAAGAGTATAGTTAGCCATTACACAAAGTTACGACATTAGCAAGCTTCTGTTGACGTCCAGGCCGTACCATTCCAGTAGTGTGCATTTGTTGGAGCTGCTTGATTCTTGTAGTATCCAGGAGACGCAACAGACGTTCCAGAAGAGTTCAAGTACAATGTGCCGCTCACACCGATAGTTCCGTTGGTCCAGTACGCATAGTAGTTGGTGTCTGCACAAACGGCCGACTTAGTACCTGCATCTGTCAAGAACACCTCTGTAAGGCCTGGAGCCTCACCGGTGCATATAGCGCAGCTAGCAGATGTTACTAGCGTTGTAGGAACTGTGAATGTGTATGTCTGTGGCAACAAGTCAGCAGTCTTGGTCCAGCAGTTACCGTCTGTGGTCTTAAAGATAGTTCCGTTAGCGATTACTCTTGTTACAGCATCATAAAGAACCGCACTGTACGTGCTGTTACACAATGTAGCTTGGTAGTATCCGCCAGCAGGAGGAGTCGGAGGAGTCGGGGGAGTTGAGCCACAGTTGAACACTGACTCTACAACTCCGTCATCACCAACCAGAATTGACTGATTGTTGTTTATCTTATACCAAAGACCGCCGCCCTCGAATACATTTCCACCTCTAGACTGCAAATAAACAGTGTCCCCAACAATTGGGTAAGTGTAGTATCCATTGTGGTACAGGTAGTCCCACCCAAGAACTAGCAAAGCACAAGCTGATGCAGCAGTTGATTGACCGTTTATAAACACATCGAATGAAGTTGCAGGAGAATCGTTCACAACAGACGATACGGTAACTTGAGTGGATGGGCTAGTGCCAACACAGTTTGTTGCAGTAAATGCTGCCTGATAGTCTCCAATGCCCTCTACTGTTCCGCTAATAACACCAGTTGCAGAGTCAAAGTTAAGACCAGCCGGCAATGAGAAGCCAGAGCATGGCCCATCAACTGTCAACGTAGCGTCGTCAGATCCAGAGATTTTGCTAACAGTTCCAGACGCGAAGCATGTTTCTGTGGTCTGCCCACCAGATACAACTACTGTTTGGTAGTATCCTGTTTCGCAATTAGCCCCGTAGAATACAGCACCCTCTGATCCTCCGAACAACTTAAAGTTGCTGCACGCAGAAATAAGATTGTAGCTAGTAGGATTGTTGGTGGCAGGAACCTTGATATTCACAACCTGTCCAGCAACGAACTCCATGTTAGAAGCTGTAACGATCGGAGGCGCTGTCTCTGCACAAACGCAAGTTGCGATTTCGGTAACAACACCAGATGAAGTAACAAACATCAAGTTTGTGCCTGTCTTGTGGTATGCGTTTCCTCCGTCATAAACAGAAGATCCAGTTGAGTCGTTGTAAATTGTGCAACCAACAGACACTACACCGCCATCAGCGTTGTGATACTTTGTGGTAGATGGTGTCTGAGAGCACACGTTATCGATCGTGCCATTTGCAGTAGCAAGTGTGAACGATGTCAAAGATGCACAAGCAGTAGTAGCTGTCCAGCTATTTGATGATAGTGGAGAGTAAACTGTAAGAACAGTTTCTGCACTTGAGTTTTTAACATAGCTCAAAGTCCCAGTGCTATTGTTTACTAAGCCATCGTATGGCTCAACCAAATTGATTTCGCTATCTGGAACGCCAGCTGCGATCAATGCGTTGTAGTTGGCCAAGCTGTTAAGACCAACATATCCAGAGTCTGCAACCACGTTGCCGCCTACAGAGATAGTAAATCTGTCAGGAGTTGACTGTGCGTCGTAGGTATAGGATACTTTACCATTGCTAGACCCCATGTTTACCACGACGGGCGTAGTAGCGGCAACTCCAGTGTAAGATACAGACGATCCACAGCTTATGGTGTTTCTGTAATCCCAGATAAGATACAGGTATTGTTCGTTAGATGGCGCATTGTACACAAAAGTTCCAGAGTACTCAGTACCAGACAATGTCATGGATATAGGAGTAGCCAAGCCGATGACGGCTGCGTAATCCTCTTGCGTGTACTCTGTATTAGACACTAAGTAGTATACCTTGTTGCCGGCAGTTGGAATGAATGGATTCAATTCAGCATCCAATGCAGATGTGGCATCCTTGTAAGCATACACAGTAACTGTATCTCCAGGTGCAGGAATTCCGTTTATTCCAGCCACGTCTGAAGCTGTGTCGTAAAGTGAAACTGGAGCTGGCTTGAATATTATGTCGTTAACCTCGTAGCCAGTGGTTCCTGAGCTTGTGTAGTTGTACTTCAAGCTGCTAACCTTTCCTGTCTCCTTTGGAGCGCCTACAACGATCGTAGATCTTCTTTTAACGACTGTAGCAGTCTGTGTGATTGTGAAGGTCCTAACTACACCACAGCTAGCTGTGATTGTAAGTGTAGCCGTTCTAGATATGCCAGTGTTATTTGCAGCGATGTCTGCCTCTACGTCTTGGTTTCCTGTGCCACTTGATGGTGCAACAGTCATCCATGAAGGAATGTTGGTGATAACCCATCCAGAGTTAGACTGAATATCAAAGATGTTTTTGCTCTGAGATGTTTTATCTACAGTGATTGAAGATGGTGTTACAACGAGTTCACATGGTGATGCGGTATCGTCATTTGATGCAAGCACATACATTTGGTTGTATGGGTCAAACGTTCCAATCTTCTGCTTATTAATGCCAGAGATGAACAAGTCCTTGAACCAGTCACGCATGCCCTGCATAGAAATTTCTTGAACAGAGTTTCCAACAATTCTCAAAGCAACACCACGCCTAGCATCTGTAAAGAACAAGTCGCTACCCCATACAGCAAAGCTTTCTGGGTTTAAGCTAATTCCATATTCGCCAGGGAAAGAGATTTGAGTTCCAAGAACCTCTGGAGTACTAGAGATTGTACCTCCACCAACAGAGTCGCTGATCAAGTTCTTTCCGTACAATACCACAGATATCTTGTTCTCTTGGAATACAACCAAGTCAGTATCTCTAGCGTAAAGCTTTTGAATACTACCAAAGAATCTGTCTACGTACTTAAAGTTCGCAGTAGACAAGTTGAACTCATTCAATCTATTTGTTCCAGTATCTTCACGGAAAACACCACTATATGTAAGCCCGTTTGTTACCTGCTCTTGCTCGTAGTTCTCTATGTTTGACAATACACGTGGGCTGTACTGCATCAAAGAACCATTGAAGTCATCTCTGATACGGTCGCTTTCTACACCATTTCTGAAGCAGAATGCATTGTATAAGTTATCCAAGCTAACAACTGCAGACTTCTTAGAAGTTCCTGCACCTGCTCTTGTTTGGTTTGTTACGTTTCCAGAGTGAAGGCCATTGACTACGTCGAATGTAGCTGCTTCATGGTAGATATCCGCATCGCTAGAATCTGGAACTGTCTCAAGTACTGTTGGTCTTTCTACTTGTGTAATAGAGAAATCTACAGTCAATAAAGACCTTTCGCAATCAGTAGCCGATCCAGGAGTGTTACCATATCCAAGAATGTACATTCTGATGGCACCCTTATTGGCTTGAGCACTCGTATTGACGTTGTCGACCATCTGGAATAAGATAGACCTTCTGAAGAAGATGCTTCTATATCCCTTGTTACCATCGGCAATCATGACGAACTTAGTGTATGCCCCATCCTCAATAAACCACTCTTCAATGTTTGCGTAGTTTCTTGAAGACACAAATGTTTGAAGTGGCTGATCAGTTCCGCCAGCAACTCTAGTTTCGTTGATCTTGATCGTTATTACAGCTCCTGCCTTAATTTCCAAGTCGTCTTGGCTTATTGGACCAGTCGCGGTCAAATTTCCTGGAATTATAGCACAAGACCCAATAGCGTCGTTCTTTCCGTTAAACGCAGTTCTGTCGCCAAAGTAGTTAAGACCGTTTACTGATCGGCAGTTGATTCTCCAGCTGTCACCAATAGTGTGACCGGTTGTTGTAGCAAATTTGATGCTCGCAATATCCTTGCCAGTGTCATCTTTCAATATTTGTGCAGCCCCAGTAATAGGTATCTTAGAGCCCAGTACTTGAGACGACCCAAACATTGTGTACTTAAACGTGCCTACGCCATCGATAGTTACGGTGTATCTAATGTCCTTTACGGTATTGTTAGATATCCATCCGTTGCTAGTCAATGCCAAGTTGTTCAACCCAGTTCCGTAGAAAATAGGGTCTTCGATTACCGCAAATCTATTTGTTAATGGATTTATGGTTTCTTTGCTGCACAACAATCTTCCAACCCCAGTGCGTCCTTTACCTATAGACTTGTAAACAAATAGGTTATCTTCGTTAAAAGCACTGTTGTTTCCAATCTTAATCTTCAAGTAAACGCCAGGGATATTAGGTCTTGCTGGATTGTTTAAGAAGTCTTTTGGCTTAACAGCAACGTCAAGCACTTTGTATTGCTCTGCGCTATATGTTATCCCAAGTGGGTTTGCCTTGATTGTGATGTAGTCGTTTGCCTTTACTTTGTCAACGTCTGACTCGTTGATCAGCATGTATACAAATGGCCCGTCTACATAGAACAGCGTTGGATAAATTGTATAGTAAGCACCCTTGTTTTGCTTAATCATGACACGATACTTCGTGGCAAAAGCAGGAGCTTCGTTGTTAATTGTCAATACTAACTTGTTGCCGGTGTCAGAGTTATCTGGACCAATATAAACAGAGTTGTCTACAGAGGTAAGGACCGTACTCATTCTTCCATATGCGTCAACATAAGATATACCGATTTCGTAATCTCTGTCGCTACGCATGGTCTTCACTGGAGACCCAACGACATAAGACGTAGACAGCTTACTTTCTGGAACAACATCGACGCCATAGTCCATGGTTATGCCCCTTGACGCAATGTCTACGATGTTGTAAAACTGCGTGTAGTTACCATATACCAATCGGCTACCAATGAGCTCCTGAGCCTTTGCTTTCAACGGAACGTTGTCAAACAGTCTTGTCAACTGGTTAGCGGCGAGAACTCCGTATATCTTGTTATTTGAGAAAGACTGGAATGTAGCCGTAGTGCCAGAAAGACTGACAGAGCTAATGTTTCCAGACAGTATTGCTTCTCTAGAGAAGTTTTCAAGTACGTTTACATTTAGTCCAGAAGAGTCTCTGAACACCAACTGAATCTCCTTTACGTTCTCAGATCCGATATCGAATGAAACATCTACTGCGTTGTAGTTGTTCACCATCGACTTGTTTACGCCGGTTCCGTAGTCATACTGGAAATCTTTTGGAACAAACGCAACATCAGAGAAAGGAGCAAGTGAGCTATACTCGTTGTTCTGGTACTTGTATCTGTAAGAGAAGTACAAGAACTTGTCTGTAATGTTGTTTGTGTCCGTGCCATCATTCTTCAACGCCAATGTTGGTGCCTTCAATGGTGGCTTCACAATCACATTGATGTCCTCTTCTGTGAATGCATTGTATGCGTAGTTTTGCTTTGTGTCTATTCTTCTTGGCTGGTTAAGGCCATCAGTCCAGAAAAGCAAGTCGCTAATATAGTTTACTCCAGTAATTAAGTACTGAGTGTTGAAATTTAAGATGTTTGCAGCACCAACCCTTGTGTCCATGACGTGAACAGTGGTCAATCCTGTAAGCTCGTTGTAAGAAGCGATAAGGTTTCCGCTTGCCGCCTTTATGAACCAGAATATTAAGAACTCAGAAGGAACCGCAATTGACCCAATGGTCTTTGCTCCGGCCAAGGAGAATGCAGATCCAGAAAACGCAGTAGCTGCAGCAGCAAGGCTACTAACCTTGGTGTTACCCAATTCATTCGACAAAGCTCCAACATCAGAACCCTCGGACGTGCCGACGGTTATGTTCATTGCATCTCTGTATTGTCCATCAGGGATCAGGCGCTCGTCCAGATCCTTGTTCATTATACCAGCTACTAAGCTTCTCTTTAATTCCATTACTTGATCCAGTTTCCTTGGTTTCTCAATACCATCAAAATACGTCCTGGCTTGATATTAGAAAGCCTGATCTTAGCGTTTCTAAGCATTGCAGACTTCTCTTCTCTTGCTCTACGTACAATGTACTCTTGCACTCCAACTTTGTTATTCAAGATAGCCCACTTGATGTAGCTATAAATAAAGTCCTCTGCTAATTTGTTTACCTTAACTGCGTCGTCATCGCCATTTTCAAGACCATCAGAGATGTATTCAATGACAACCAACTTGTCGCTCATTCCTGAGCTGAAGTTAATTACACCAGATGCTTTGTCAATTCTGAACGTGGGGTTTACATTTGCAACCTCTGAGTTCAAACCAAAGAAGCCACCTAGGCTATAGTTGAAGTACCAGTAGTCATCAATGTTCCATCCCCATCGGCCATTGGCCCAGCCTTCTCCTGTGAACAATGTCTGTGGATAACCTTGAATTCTTTTGATATCTAACTCTGAAGTCCCGGTGATTACGCTACCATTCTGGTCATACAAAATGTTATCGCTAGAGTCTTTCAAGTACGCCTGAGCGTAGTTTACAGTCATGTTTTCGCTCAGAGTAAACAATACGCCGTCTACTTCCATAGAAATTCTAGCGTAGTTCACATAGTCTGGTGGCAAAACCAACTTAAGGTCTTGTCCAACATTCAGCTCTAACACCTTGACATTTCTAGCTGCATCATAGTTCAACTCCTGTATTGCACGCTTTGCGTGAAACAGGACATTGTACCTTTTAACTGTGCCTATTAATTTGTCATCGCCAACATACATTAGCATGAAGTTATTAACTATGTCAGACAAACTGACATATTGATAGTCTCCGCTATTGTTTGGGTCTGAGTAGTATGCTTGATTAGTTATGTATGCCATTAGCTTTGCTTAGTTTGTTCAGCGTTGTCAGATCCGGTAGCGAATTGAACAACCTCTGATTCACGAATATTCACACCAGCGTATGACAGGATTTTATATACTAGGTCGTTTTGTGCGCTTTCCGGAAGCTCAAAGTCTTGATAGTCAAGAGCTGACTGGTTGAATATAGGCGAGCCTGCCACGACAGTATATGTCCACTTAGGATCAAGAGGGTAGCGAACATACATCGCACTGACGTTGCTCTGGATTGATGCGGGGTAAACTTTAATATCATTGCCTTTTTGGTAGTATGCAGGGTATGCTACTGTTGGTGCAGTAATGTTAGAGTTTAGCAAATTCATGACCTTGTTTTGGGCCACAAATTCAATTTCTTTAGTACCGTATAGTACAACATTAATGTAATACCAATCACTAGGAAGGGCAAACGATTCAGTAAGGCCTGAATACGATAAATTGCCAGATGTAGAAAATGTATCAATTGTCTCTGCTATGTTTTTCTGAATGTCCGAATAACCGTCATTAGCCAATCTTGCATTTCTTTTGTTCACCCAGTTGGTGTAGTCGTAGAAGTACTGCTCAAATATCTCAAGCTGTGCTTGTTTGGCAAATAGGTTGAACTCTTCCGGTGTAATGTAACCGTTGTTATCCTTATTAAGGATAGCCATAACAGTATTTCTAACCGTGTTTATCATGTCCTCACAAAGATAGCAAAAAAGAAGGGGACATTGCGTCCCCTCCTATTTGTTAAAGTTTAGATTGTACCATCTCTGCGATCGGCTTGCCTTCCTCTGATTCAAAGAAGGTTGTCAATATAGACACCGGATCATCGCCTGGTTGAAGATTCATCAGCTTGCGCTTATTCCCTGGCATATTGAACCAGATCTCGCGGTTGTTGTTCCTCAATGCGAACAAGCCAGCTGACAATGCCTTAGAGGCCATAGCCGTCTCAGCCAGTCCTGGATCGTTAATCATCTCCAAGAACTGAATTGGATAGTTTCTAGCGTAAAGCAAGATGTCTCTCTTAAGCTCAGGAGTGGTCATTGTATCAATAACGCCACCGTAAATCAAACGGCCTACAGACTCCATAGTCTCAAGGCTCATCTCTCTGGCTGCGATCTGTGCGTCAAGCTCGATGTTAAGCTCTTCGATATCCAATGTAGCTTCTTTCTCTGTGTTAAGCTCTTTGAATACGTCGCCATTCAATGGGTGCATGTCCAAGAACTTGCCAAGGATTGGGTTGCTAGAAGGTACTACCAATGTGCCATCCTCGAATACGATTGGCTCAAGGATTGCCTTGTCGTCCTGTTCATCCTCAAACACAGACTTTTGGTTTCTAGAATAACGCAATGCACGGTTTACTGTTCCGTCAAAGTAAAGCAAAGAAAAACGCTTTGTGTTTCTTGATGGCAAAGTGTAGCTCAATGGAGCTTTCTCTTTCGTAAGGATAAATACTCTGTCCTTAATTTGGTTAGTTGGATTCTTCATAATTTGATTTAATTAACGGTGCAAATATAAACAAAAAGGGTGAGTACAATTGTACCCACCCCTTTGTATAATCGATTGTTACGATTAGGCGGTCTTGAACAAGAAGAAGTTGTTCGCGCCCAAGGTGCACAATGCACGCTCAGACAAGAAGTTAACTCTCATTGCATCCAAGTCGCTAGTAGCAGCACCACCGGCAGAACCAGTGATCCAAGTCTTGTAGCGACGGTTCTCAGTTTCGCTAGCGCGGTAACGAACGTGCAAGAAAGGACGCTTAGCGTTCTTACCCAACACCATGTCGTACACGTTAGTAGAACCAGCAGGAACCAACACACCATTAACCTCGCCGCCAGTGATACCACCACGCAAGGTTGCGTCGTTCAAGTATTTCCAGTCGGTCTTGTAGAAGTCATAGCCACGCTTGAAACCCTTGAAGCCCAAGTTCAAGGCCATAGTTTCGTCGTTGTTGAACACACCGTAGCTAGTACCGTTAGCACCGTAGCTGTTCTGAGAAGCCAACATATCGTCGATATCGAAACCGAAGTTACGGTTAACGAACAACATGTTCTCTTGGATAGCACCTTGCTTGTCCAAACGCTGAATGATAGCGTCGAAGTCAGCCAAAGTACTTGGGTTGCCACCAGCCCATACGTTACCGCGTTGCTCGATGGTGTAGAACAAACCGTCTGTACCAGCAGCAGTAGTAGGAGAAGGAGACAAGTAAGCAATAGCTCCAGATGCTGCCTCAGCAGGAACACCTTCAATCATAGACATTTCCAAGTAGTCCTCGAAACGCAAACGAGTTTCGTGCTCAGACTTGATGTACCACAAGTAGCCAGTAGCACCATTCTCAGTAGTAACTTCTACCCATCCGATCTGAGCCATGTCAGAACCAGATACTTCGTAGTTGTCCTTGATGATGATAGGCTTGTTGTCGAAGATGTCGTCTTGAGCTTCCAAAGAACCTTCCATACCGTTAGATCCTTTTCTGAATTCAGAACCGTAAACAAATGCAGTAGATGCAGTTGATACAGGGATAGTCTGACCACCAGCAGCGTAGTAAGCAACGGTGAAAGTCAAACCAGAAACGGCAGTAATGATAGCTTTGTCGCTTTGAGTACCACCAGAGTTACGAGACAAGAACACAGTCTGACCTACACGGAAGTTACAAGCAGTGATACCTGCGTCAGCAACAGTCCAAGTAGCGGTGTCAGAACCGGCAGCAGCAGCAGAAGTACAGCTTACATACTTGGTATGCAAACGACCTTGCTCTGCCCACTTGATCAAGTCAGAGTTAGAGGGCATCTCAGCACCAACCTGGCGCAAGAAAGATGCGATAGAGCGATTACCATAACGCTCGAATTCTTTCTCGTAGGTATCAGGAAGATACTGATTCAAGAAATCGAAGTTGGTAATGTAGTTTGTAGGCAAAGTTGCCTTGACGGACGAGGGAGTAATAGCATACCCGGGGCTCGTTTGAACTGATCCAGCCATAGTTTTGTTTTTTTAGTTTTTTGTTTTTGTTATTTGTTACGCATTTTTATCTTTAGCCCGCTTCCGTGGTCACTGTCTAATGCTACAACTTTAAACCCAGTAGTAGGTGTTAACTGAGGTGTTGACCGAACGTCCATTTGGATATTCTTTGACTCCTTAGCAACGCTGTCTACCGCTGCGGCCATGCCTTGCTCATAAAAGTGCTTGGCAAAACCATCGGGGTTCATAGCTACAGCAATAGCCCTGTGATATGCAGCAGCATCCTTCACGTATCCATTCTCATCCAAGAACGAACCAATGAACTTGCTAATATCAGATTGAGCTTTCTTCAGTTGTTCTGGATTGCCAGGCTTAAACGAGATTGCCTTGTCATCGACCTTAAATTCAAAACCTTTGAACTGGTCGCTGAAAAGCTCCTCCGTCTTCTTGGCAAAGAACTCTGAGCGCTCTAGCTGAGACTTCTGCACTTCCTCGGACTCTTTGGCATATCTCTTAAAAGCCTCGTACTCACTCTTTTCTTCGTCAGAAACTAAGCCACCCCTTGACTCAAGAGGCACCCTGTATTGTTCCTTCAGTTTATTTAAGTGGTCCTTGGCCTTAGCAAGATCTTTTTTCATTGCTAGCTTCTTTCTCTTGATTTCCTTTGGGTCGTCAAGATCTTCATCAAACTCGTACCTGGTTTCGATTTCAAACTTTACGTCTTCTTCGTCGAACTCTGGGTTCTCTTGCTTGATGTAATCAGCTAGCAGTTGATTTGCAGGAACTGAATCGTAGTCCTTATTCAATTGAATAAAGTCTTCGATGCCTCGGCCTGTCTCCTTCTTATACTTCAAAAAGGCTGACACGTCCTCTGGTAGTTCCTCTGCATCTTTTCTCGCCTGAAACAAATCATCAACAGAGTTGATTTCTTTGTTGTACCGACTCTTTAAATATGTAAGAACGTCTTCGTCTCCGAGTTCTTTGGTGGCTGTCACCTCGGGCTCTTCGACCTTTTCTATTGTCCCATCAGATGCCACAATTGTGGTCTCTACTGGCGTTTCTTCTGAAGAGAGGCCATGCTTCTCTTCGTGTTCTTTCAGAAGTTGCTCTTCCACTTCTTGAACAGATTTCTGTTCCTGGAACGCAACCTCCTTCACTTTGAATTCAGTTTCCATATTTTATTAGATTATTTTCGTCACAAATTTACACAAAATAGTGACACGCTATTTTGGCTCGAATCCAGCTAGGTCAAAGCCATCAAGAGTATCCTCGTTAGATTCAAAATCAATCGGAGGCAAATTGTTCTTTCTTTGATCAATCAACTTTGACTGTTGAGTGTTCTGAATAGAAACCCTTTTATCTTTAGCCTCCTCTTTCATCTTCTCCTTCTCGGTAATGAGTTGTGAGTCAATACCCTTCAACTGCATGTTCATCTGGAACTCTTGACGCATTAATTCTAGTTTTATTGCAGCTTCTTGTCTCATTGTTTCAACATCAAATTCAGCCTCGGCCTTTTTGATTTCAATCTTAGACTGAGTTTCTGCATCTATCTGCTGCATCTTAGCATCTGCCGCTGCCTGTGTAGCCGCAATGTTAGAATCAGACTGGAACTTAGATATCATTTGCTGCTTCTCCAAGTCTCTCTTCTCTTTGTCTTTGCGTTTAACCTTCAACAATTGATTGGCAAGCTTCAAGTTCTTGATCTCACGGATGTCAATTGCGTCCTCCAATGCGATCTGGTCTCTGCTCAATGCCATCTGAATGTTAGCCTCAAGCTGTTGCTTTTCTTCTTCGTCAGGAGAAACCTCAATGAAGATACCAAAGTTGTGCAAGTAAAGCTCCTTGATGCTGTCCAGAATCTGGATGTTGTACTTACCGATTTGGTTTGCAAACTCGTCTCTGAAGTCAGCGTACTCCAAAATGTCAGAGATACGGCAAGACAAAGCCTCAGACAATCTGCGTGTGATAAAGATACCACCGTCTAGAATGTGTCTTGTTGCAGTATTTGAGTTAGCTGCAGCTAGCTTCTGTACGCCCACCAAAGCGTCCGAGCTAGGCATAGACCCATCTCGTGCTTCGTTAAGCCCTGTAACGTCACGCAGCATGCTCATGTATTGGTTGTATGCTGCGATCAGGCTAGATATTTTCCCTTGTGCGGCGCTAGAGTTTAATTCTTGGATTGGAACACGGGCATTGTTGAACTCGCCATCCTGAGTGTAGCTTCTTCCGATTACGCTACCAGTCTGGAAGTACATGCGAAGTGCATCCTCTGGGTTGTATGCAGCACCATTGCCCAAGTCAACCTCGTTAAGACCATCAGCATCGATGAACACACCGTCTGGTACCATCTTAGACAATACCTGTTGCAACTTAAGGTGAGTCATTTGAATCAAGTCAGCGAACGCTGTCATGCGTCGGCCCAAAGACTCAATGGCACCCTTGTACATGCGAGGAGCAACCATCACGTAGTTAGAGTATGCAAACTGTGACGCAGACTTAGGTCTGGCCATGTTCTTAGACATCTCCCACTTTAGCAACTTGTTTGATCCCAACACCATGATACCTTCGTACCATACGTCGATGCGCTTCTCAACTTTCTCGAATCTCTCTTCTGTCTGGTCTGCTGGAGGATTGAAGCCTTCGTCCTTACGGATTACACGCTCTCCGCCATTGTCAAGAAACTTCTTCTTGTATACAAATGTCTTGTCGGTTTTATAGTTGAAGTACAACAGGGTAACAACGTCCTTGTCGAACAAGTCGTTTCTGTATGTACGCATTACACCATAGTAGTCCCACCATGCAGTTCCCAACTGAGAAACTTCTTCTAGTTCCTCCTTGGTGATGTCTGGCTTGATCTTGATTAACTCAGTGATTGGAACTTGCTTTACTTCGCCCCAGTAGAATACATCGTCGAAATATGGTGACTCAGTGTAACTGTATACCACGTTGGCGGGGTCGACATACTCAACCTTGACTCCGGCTCCTGGGTAGAATGAGTGCTTAACACCACCGATACCCAATGTGGTAAGGTCGTAGTCGACACGCTTTTTAGTGTCTGCATAGTTATTTTGTTCAAGTAAGGTATTAATTGCTTCTTCCTCTGCGATCTCAATGCTTGGCTTGTACTTGAGCTGCATGTAAAGTTGCAACTCTTCATCGTTTGATGGAAGCTCTTCTACATTGGTATTAAACGCATCAACGCCAAACTGCTCCTTTGTCTGGAGCAAAAAGTCCTTAGCGACCATGTCGCCCTCAATCATGTCCTGGAACTGATTGCGCTTCTCAGCGGCCATCGCATCTTGAGCAACTGCCTTTACAGAGAAATTACGGTCTGCCATACCATTAACAACGATGTCAATGAACTTGGGCATGATTGGAACTGGCGTCCAAGAAAGGTTAAGGTACGACAAGTCGCCATCGAATGACATCTCCTTCTTGTACTTTTCAACAGACTGTTCTCCACGTGCATACAATCGAAGACGATGAAACTCAATCCACTGATTGTAGAACCTGCACGAGCCAGCGTCCTTGCGGAACCACTCTGACTGAACAGCAAGTCCAACCTGAAGGCCAAACTCTTTAGATGCCTTTTGTGCATCTGTGGCCAACTGACTTGGGAATGTCGTTGGGTTGATTACTATTTTCGGATCTGTCATTATCTTATGAGCTCACTGTGAGAGCCTTTGTTGTCGTATTGTGCAAATTTAAGGCTTATTTTTGACTTCTTAACCTCTGGAACATACAAGTGCCTTTGCGTTGCCATAATGGCAAGACCAGAACTAATAGATGCGTCATGTTTGGTACGATTGTTAATATCAAACCTGGCCCAGTCCTCAAGAGTACGTATGAAAGGCATCACGCCCATCTCGTCTGACGGACGATAAGTTCCCTCGAAATCTACGCCTACGTACTTCTCAATATAACTCTCGATAGCTGCAGCGTGTGCTTGCTTTACGTCCTCCGAAGTGTTTGGAATACCACCCAGCTCTATCTCAGTCTTCGACAACTTTGACACATGCTTGTCTGGTCTGTTCATCGCAAATGCACGATATCCCCTGTTCTTGAAGTGGTATAATAGTCGTGGCTTGTTATTCTCCACAAGGATCGGCATGCCATAAAAGAAACACGCCATCAATACATCCTCGAAGAATATCTCTGCCGTCTGTGGTCTTGCAATGTATTCCAGAAAGAACTCGTTCGTTGGTCCATCGTCCATGTGGTACTTTGTCAATCCGTGAAGTGATCCGTTAGAACCACCACCACCTACGGCACCAGAGATGTCGTATGGGTCACATCCAAAACATCCCATGTGCTCATTGCCTGGCTTGAACTTGCCGTTCACCCTAAGCACTTTGTTCCTCTTGTTTGCGTCTGGAACCCATGACACCAAGAAGCGTCCGTTACGGTCTGGAGTCCACACAACCTCCGAGTCCTTGACACCATCTCTCCAGTGGAATGACCCACGAGTCACAGACTGAATGCCAGCCATAGAGTCGTTGTAGTCGATCTGTTGGTAGATCTTTGTTAAGTTGAACAGAGATGACTTAGACTCGTCCCTAAACGCATGCGACTCTGTGCGTGGAAACTGACGATAGAATTCGTTCAATGCGTCAGCGTCTCCCTTAAGGGCCGCAACTTCATTGTCCCAGTAGTCAATAACGCTCTGATATATGTATCCGCCATCAATGCTCTTTACTGGCGTCTCTGGCTTTTCGAGTACAGGCCACCCATGCTCGTCAATAAACCCTTCAAAGTTCCACTCCATTGGAATGAACAATGAGTAAAGCCCACTCTTGGTCTGTCCGTTATTGCTTCTTTTCTTTGGGTCTGAGTCGTAGTACAAGTCCTTGAACCCCGAACCACCCTTGTCAAGCGCGTTTGATGTAGAACCCATCATACACTTCCCGATAATCCTAGAACCAAGACGAAGACATGTCTTTGTTACACGCCAGTTGTTCTCAATGTTGTTAGGAGGAAGCCACTTACCGCTTTCGTCATGGATCAACAGCCTCAACTTCTCACCGTCATAACTGTTGTCAGCCGTGTTCTTCCAGTCAATAGACGTATCAAGACCCTCGATGTCCTCATCGTTCTTGTCCATGTTCTTCCTGGTGATCTTAGACGCAGGAACACGATAGCCAAGCTCTGTCTTTGGCTTGTCCATACCATCCTGCACCGGCTTGAAGAAGAACGGATAGTTGCTAGATATCGGAACCACCTTGTCCGTAAACATGATCTTGGCGTCATTACCCGTCTTTGACAGGATGCCAAGCCTAGCATTCTTTGTAATTGTTGCCGTATTTACCAATTCGGAACTGCTCATAAACGAGAATCCAGAACGCCGGTTCTTCAAGTAGCACATCCCAAAGCACCTAGTGTCGGCCTTGCAAGCCTCCCAGTAGATAAAGAATATCCTATTTGACTCACGGAACTCTGGAAGACCTACGTCAATCTTCGTCCACTGCAAGTACATGTAGTGAGTGCCAGTAATATACGTCTTCTGCTTTTTGTTTAGGAACCAGAATCCATTCTCACGCCTATCAAACTCGGTCTCGATGTAGTCAATCCACTTCGTCTTGAACTGGTTGTCGTACTTGTTCCAATCAAACATGCTCTTAATCTTGGAGAGTTCTTTTGGATATTCCTGTGGCTGCCACTTGCCGCCTCTGTCTTCTATGTTCGACGGCTTAGGCAGTGCTATTCTTAGCCCGTTTATCTCATAGATAGGACCAATTGTCCCGTCTTTAGAGATAACGACAAAGTCATAGTTCGGATCGTAGCCATACTTCCACGACTTCTCAGCGTTCTTTTTGTTCAGAACGTCAGACTTTACTACCTCCTTGAGTACTTGGTATAGCTTTGTCATTTAGAGAACCTTTCAGCGAATCCCTTTTTAGTCTCAACGCTAGATGGTGCGGCCTTCGTTTCTGGAGCTTCCAGGATGTTTCTCTCCTCCTGTATGCGCTTTAAGATGTCAAACGCATCCATAACTGCAAGCTTCTTCGTGGCGGCCGCATTCTTCAGCTTGTCTGCTGCTATGTCGTTGTCTGGGCCGCTACCTATGATAGGCTCCTTAGCAACCAAGATGAGCTCATAGATGGCTTTCTCTGCCGCCTCGATAATCTTCTCTTTGAATTCCTTTTCGGTCATAGTGCTACGCATATGTTCTTGCTTAACATTCGGTACAACTTCTCTCCGTCCACGGTGAATGGGTATTCACTCTCTGGCTGAAAGCTTATCAAGTCTCCATCCTTAAGGCCTTTTGAGTAAAGATATTCATTGCCATACCTAAGAATTCCTAACAATGGCTGTTCTCTCTCTGGATCTACCAGAATACTCTCTTGTAGATTGTCAATTGGCTTCACCATGCAGTACGGATGTGGAGCTTTCCACTGGCCGTCATGCTTGTACAGGAAGTACTGGTCATGGTCAATCAAGAATGTCTTGTCTCTGAAATGCGATGGTCCGTACACCTCTTTACCACGCATGTCGAAATACTTACGAAATACGTTGTGGTGAACCATCAATGTGTCACCAGGGACAATTTCCCCAGTGTATCCAATCGGAGTGGCGATGACCGTGGCAAATCTGTTTGTTACCGTGTGGTCCTCCTTTGAGGCGCTCAATACGAGGCCGTAATCCGTTGTGTTGTCGTAAAGCTTGTCGCCAACAGGCTCTACCACAAAGTAGAGCGGTGATTTCATTTTATTTAAAAGTCTATGTCGTATTCAATAGAGATTGGCATGTTGCTATTGAAGGACTTCCAAAGCATCACACCAGAAGAGTTCTTGATCCATATTTCTATAGACCCTCCCTCACGCATGATAATAAGGTCAATGGTGTACTCACCACGCAGAACTTCCTGTCCATGAAGATAGTTCATGGCGTTCTTGTAGTCAGCTCCTATTGATACCTTACGTATAATCATAATGCGAACCAGCCAGTTGACTTGTACTGATACAAGCCTTCTGTAGCGTCTGTTTGGTAAACAACCATACCAACGGTAGCAGTCAATGCCAATCGTTGAGCCTGGGTGTACTGTGGGGCTCCAGACAACCAAGTAAAGTCAGCAACTGCATCTACAGTTGTGTTCTTGGTCGCTCCACCTGATGGTGTGTCTGACATCAAAAGTTTTTCGGTGCCAACCAAGGCGTTGTCTGTTGCGTAGTTATTAATGTTGCCCATCTTTTATTTCTCCTGTGCTTAAATCAATAGATACATCTCCGTACTTCTCGTACAACTCTGACTGGAACTTGCCCAACTCGTCAGCAGCTACCTCAATCTCGAACAGAGCGCTCTGTTTTTTTGTCTTCAATCTTGACATAGAAACTTCCATGTCTGCAATATCCTCTTTCAAAGAACGCACTTTTGTGCTGAGTCCCTTAAGAGTTTCTAATTCTGTAGATTCGAGTGATTTCATTTCAGTACAAATCTAAGTATAATAATTAACAATAACAATGTACCAATGCCAACTACCAATGATTTCCAAAATGGATCGTCCTTGTAAGATATTGTAGGAGGCAACTTGAATGGAATCTTCGTAGTAATTCTAACCGTATCTGACTTACACTTGGTGTAAACTTTAATGACATTGTCCTTTCTAATAACTTGCGTATACACAAAGCTATCCTCAAGCGTGATAGTGTCATACTCTGTAGTCACAAAGCTATCGACAAGGATCTTTTCCTTTGTAACGATTTGGGTGTCATGAACAAGCACAGTATCGCCACCCTTCAGCAGTGAGGGGTCTTTTTTAATTGCACGCTTAAGGTGCCAAGTGGCACTGCATGATGTGAAAAGAAGAATGGCGACAGCGTACTTAATCATTACTTTTTCTTTTTAGAAGCCATCATCTTCTCTTTCTTCTCAACTTTCTTGCCTTCTGACTTTTCGTGCTTCATCATAGCTTTCTTTGAGGTGTACTTTTCCATTCCACCATACTCGGAGATCATTTTTTTATTTTTCATAGTTTTAACATTTCCATCTTTTACGGGCCTGTCTCAGGCGTGAATTCGGATCGGCAGCAGCAGCCGGGAACATTTTCATTTGTCCAGCACTACGAGCACAGAAAGACTTGCGTCTCTTTGCGTCAGCACTACCTGGCTTTACCTTTCCAGTAACGGCAGTCTTCAACTTGCTTCCAGGATTGGCCCTTCTATAAGCAGCCACTCCCTTGGCAGTCATGCCGGCTCCCTTGCTCGTTGGCAAGTAGTTAGCACCTTTTCCGGTAGTAGTCTTTGGGATTGGCTTATCCTTCGGCATTTGCTTTCTTTTTAAAGATCTTGTTTGCAGCTCCAAGACCCAACGCACCAAACGCAAGAGCGGTAACGCACTCTACCAATATAGCAGCTGGTGCTACATGCTCCTCTGAGAAAGAATTATGATACATGGTAACGCACAAAGAGATGGCACACAAGATGCCAACGAAGCGATTAGATGACCACTGTTGGTTTTCGTCTTTGAATATCTGCAAGAATTTCATACTGTAGCAAAGATAATGAATAAAAACAAAAGGCGACCATGTGGCCGCCTCTCGTGCTTTTAGTTGTTAGAGTTTACTTAACTACTTCCATTGTTGCTTCTGGCTCTTCAGCAGGAACGAACTCAAAAGTTTCTAAGTTCAATTGGCCTTTACCATAAGAAGACTCGATGCCCTTGAAGAATTCGTTTTGGTCGGTAGCCATTTTCACTTTGGCTTCTAATACCTTACCTTTAACTTCCTCAAGCTCAGCCATTTGAAAGCTGATCTTACCCAAGTCGCTGATGATGGCGTTTGATTGTTGTTGGAAACCTTTAATGGTTTCGATCTCTTGTTCAGTTAATTTGATTGACATATTTTTCTAATTAGTGATGCGAATATAGGACAAAATTTTAACAATCCTCTACTTTTGACGCTCCGTACAAAGAAATTAATTTTTCTTTCAACTTGGCGTAACCAAAGGTAAAGATGTCTGTTGCTTGAGCTGGAGACAAGTCAACAACCATGCTCTTGCGAGTTCCTGTCATTTCCTTTTCTACTGGAACCATTTCTTTTACGGTCTCAGATACTTCTTCGCCAGCTTCGTTGGTGTAGGTCTTAACTACTTCTTTCTCCTCTTGAACTGTTTGAGTATATGTGTAAGTCTCTTCTACTTCGTGCATCAAAGAAACGCTCAAAGATTCTCCGATTTCAAAGTTCTGTGCTTGAGCACCCATCATAGGAGCGCTGCTTTTTGCGTCAGCTTCGCTCATGAACAATTGCAAGCGGAAGTTCGCACTACCAGACTTACTGATTTGATAATCAGCAATACGCACGTATGCTTCTGATGTAATTCCACGGCTAGTACCGATAGATTTAGTTATTTTCAATGCCATGGTGCAAATATAATTAATAAACCCGAATATATATACTTTGTCCGTTAGGAGTATGATCTATTGCTCCAGAAGAAGCACTTGCTCCTGGGGTGACTTGGAACGGAGATCCAGGGAAAGCAGTCCATGAAGAACCATTATACGAGTACTCGACATTTGCCGTTGGGAATGGTGGACTAGTTGGATTGGCGTTAAAGTTCACCTGTAGCGTTACTTGGTCCCAGTGCGGAACCCCTCCACCACCCTGTGTAGTATTTGGCGGAACCCCGTTAACCATGAATGGAGATACAGCTGGGTTTAGTCCAGACGTACCAGATCCACCAGACTCTTGCACCCAGAAGTCGCAGCTGATTAAGTTTGCTGGAACAGACGACTGAACTTGAAACGAGTAGCCAACTTTTGCCTCTAGATCGTAGAACCCGCTCATCTTTACAGTTGTCTGAGCGACATAACCGTAAGCATCAGCATACCCATCGAATAGCTTGTAGTCGTTAAACTGAGAGAATAGGGCGGGACTTGGAGTGCTTATGTCCAAGTCCGTTATCAAATCCCCTACCAATATTACCCCTGATGTTGGTGTGCTCATTTTTCGAGTTGCTTAATTCTATTCTCTAGTCTTTCAATCGTAGCTTGCTGCTCTTTCATTCCCTCGATCAACAGTGCGATCATGTTAGAGTAAGCCACGTTTAGAGTGCCGTCTGGGTTAGCAGACACAACCTCTGGCAATACTTTCTGTACTTCCTGTGCGATAACACCCGCTCTTCTAGTGTTCGTCTCATCGTCTGTACGAACATAAGTGTAACCGTTCAACTCTTTTACCTTCTCGATAGCATTCTCAATCTTCTGTACGTCTTTCTTAACTGTAATATCAGAGAACGCTGCGATGTCATGAGACGCATAGATAGAGATTCCAGATGTATTCCCTTCTACGTGTAACTTATAGGATGGGCCCGTAGTGCCAATACCTACACTGCCCGTTGGTATAATAACATTTGGTGTATTGTTTGAGTCACCATACAGCACCCACGTATTACTCAATGAGTTATATATACCACCTTTTCTTGAATCTCCGGTGTTAGGGTAGTACTTTAGCCTAGTACTATAATCAGGTACGCCAGATGTTCTTGCTATGTCAAATCCCCAGTTTGTGTCAACAGATGTTGCGCTTGTATTAGCATATACACCACCATTGTATGTTCCTGCCCCAACTCCAATATTGCCTACAACTTGTAACTTTTCCGATGGGCTAGTGCTACCAATACCTACATTTCCAGAGGACTTCATAACTACAGAATTCGAGAACCCTGGAGCAAAATAAATGTCAGTAGCTGATTTTAAAACTCCATAATTACCTCTAGTTCCATCTTCCCATACAAGAGAAAGTTTTTCGTTTCCAGAGTTTTTTATTATTAAAGCAGTTTGAAAGTTTGCGCCGTTAGACTCAATTACCTCATAGTTATGAGTAGAGTCATATAGGTGTAACTTAACCGACGGACTAGTAGTACCAATCCCTACGTTACCATTTCTTAAAAATGTTACAGTATCATAAAAAGTAGGTGTATTGTCTTGATATGATATATGAAGGTTGTCAGTTGCTGCATTATGTCTCAACGCCCATCCCCAATTAATACCATACTCAGTAAGCATCAATCCGCTATAGTTTCCAGCTTGACCTCCAGCTTCTACCTTTATGTAGTTATCTGTTGATGCTCTACTTAATGTTAGTATTTCGCTTGGAGCAGTAGTACCTATTCCAACATTACCACCTACTGGATTTAAATGCATATTCATGGCAGAGCCCCCAGCTCTAGCCTGCAAAGACGCCTTCCCTCCCTGGTTTTCTATATTAATGCTATTGCTATTTCCTCCATACACAAAAGAAGCAATGGTTTGGGTATATGGTGCTGAATTTGCGGCTATAACATACAACCCTCCTCCATCAGCATGTACTTGCAATTTGTAAGAAGGACTAGTAGTACCAATGCCTACACTGCCTGCCGCAGATATAACTAATCTTTGAGTACCATTTTGTGCTATTTCAAGACCTCCATTTGATACACCTGAAATATATGGATTTATGTCAATATAATTACCGCCCCCAAAGTTTGTGTTTAATCTTAAGGCATTTCCACCACCCGAAGTTACATACGCTTGGATTAATCCATTAGAATTAGACCCATCAACTTGTAGTTTAGCAGACGGACTGGTAGTGCCAATACCTACATTGCCATCACCCTTTATTGCCAATTTAGTACTCCAACTTCCTCCATAATAAGTTTGAAAAGAAAAATCTACGTTATTACCACCAGTCCAACTTCCGGCTCTAAAGGCCATCCCTGTAGAATTGTCGTAGAAGTTTGTTATATAGTTATAGTAAAATCCGTTATCATAAGCCCAAGCAAGATTTTCTTGATTTCCAAGTTGTATAGTTCCTTCAACATGAAGTTTTTGTTCTGGTGACGTAGTACCAATACCTACGTTGCCTTGACCATCAAGAGTCATTCCTTGTTGCAGGCTATATCCACTTCCAGAGGGGTTATTAAAGTAATAAAACTTTAACCCGCCAGCATAGTAATTTGTTCCATTTGCTCCCTGAGTCCAGAAACCTTGAACTGCGCCACCAATATCTGAGTTTGAATCAAATGGAAAATGCATCAATCCAGCAACGCTCAGTTTTGCTGAGTGGAATATTGTTGTAGTACCAATACCTACGTTACCACCAGAAGTGATACGCATGCGTTCGGCATTATTAGTACCAATAGCTACATATCCGGCTTTTGAGTTCCAAACCAACATATCTGTACCTGTGTGATACAAATACCCAGAATCAACTCCTCCAGTTGTCAATCCTAATATAGCATTTGAAGCTCCATTTATTTGAATTACACCCCTGTTAGAAAATGCATAAGTTGATGTTGTAGCCCCTATAAGTAAATCTCCGCTTGAGGTGATGCGCATTCTTTCTAATCCGGTTCCCCCTGTTGAAAAAACAGTATTGTTAATAGATTGAAATCCAAAATCAGTAGCACTTCCACCACCAACTACTCCTATTCCATTACCTACATAGCCAACATCTGTACCGTTAGCCCTATAAGTGACATATAAATTAGTATTGCTAGATCTAAATACAGATACCTCTCCAGTACTTAAAACATCAAGTCTTGCTCCTGGACTAGCAGTACCAATACCCACTCTTTGACTGTCATCAATAGTCATAGCGGTCGTAGCACCATTTGTTTGAACCTGAAATTTTAGTCCTCCAATTGTAGGCCCCACACCAGCTTGGTTCCAAAAATATGCTGCGGTGCCATCTGCTGTTACTGATGGATTTGAAGTTAATCGTAAAGCACCATCTACTTGAAGTTTTTGAGATGGGCTAGTAGTGCCAATACCTACGTTGCCATCACCACGGACATAAACACGAGTAGACCCATTAGATATTAGTTCAAGTATATATGTGCTTGAACTTGCATTAGATCCTGCATTTATATATCCTCCATATCCGCCACCATGTGCAAAATAAGCTGATGCTCCAGCATTAGATGAAAATCTTGCCGCCCAGTCACCAGCCGCTCCAGCAACGTCAATCTTATACCCAGGACTAGTAGTGCCAATACCTACGTTTCCTGTAGCTGGTTCTATCTCTACAGCATTTAATGCATAGCTAGATATTCTAAAGTTTCCACTATTTGCAGGTCTACTAACTGTCCAATAAGCTGTTCCTGAATCACCTAGTATAAGAGATGCCGCATTATTAAAGGCAACACCAATTCTAATTGAAGAGTTAGCATTTATATCTGATCCTAAGTTTGTAGTAGTTCCAACAAGTACGTTTCCACCAGGTGTGATACGCATTTTTTCGGTAAATACATTACTAGAACCGTTATAGTAATTTGTCCAAAATGTAAGATACCCATTCCCGGTACTTGCAGATTCATCCCAGCTACGAATCATAGCCATTTTGTTGTCTACATACCCTTTAAAATTAAGATCTAGGTTAAGAGGGCTTCCATTAGTCCCTGCTACTTGATTTGTTGAAATAGAAATTGAAGTTCCTATAGATTTTCCAACATAAAGATGGTCAGACGGACTAGTAGTACCAACCCCTACGTTACCATCATTTTGAATAAACATTCTGATGGTCTGAGATTGTATATTGGTTGTACTTGATCTAAAATTAATTCCTGAATATCCCGAAATATTTGTTACATTGCTATTAAAAAACAATCCTGCAGAATCTGCAGCAGAACCATTGTATAGTCTATTTCCTGCATTTCCTATATTTATGTTTCCTGATACATCTAATTTGTCCGTTGGACTAGTAGTGCCAATACCTACGTTTCCACCATATGGCTGAAGAGATAAGTTTCTATACGAAACGGCCTGCTCTACTGCTTGTATAGTTGCAAAATTGCTACTGTGATATCCAATTATTAATTGCTTGTTACTATCTGAATACCTTCTTATCCTAAATTGTTCGTTAGCTCCATCAGCTGTCAAAGTAAAAGACGTGGCATTAGTAGTGTCTACAATTTCAAACTTTGATGAAGGGTTGCTAGTATTAATACCTACATTACCACTTGCTACTACATAAATTGCAGCATTGTTATAAGATGTTCCGCCTATAGCCAACCATTGTTGGTCTGTTCCAAATCCAAAATTCCATATTCCACTAAGAGCTGTTCCGCCTTCTTGACTATTGAATCTTATTCCTACTGCATAAGCGGATCCATCACCATTTATATCAATTCTACCTGCTCCGCCACCCTCTAAAATAACGCTTCTTCCTCCAGACCCAGTGAATTTGCCTATGCCAGTTACTTCTAATTTGCCAGACGGGCTAGCAGTACCAATACCTACGTTTCCGCCATTAAAATGAGTCACTCCATTAGATCGAATAGCAATTGTTGTTGATCCAGCTGCTGAGCTTGCAAATAATCCAGCATCTATTCCACCAGCAGCATAAGCGTGAACATTTCCAGCTACGTGAAGCTTTTCATTTGGACTACTAGTGCCAATACCTACTCTAACGTCTTTTGTGTCAAATCCTGGAGTGACAACTGTAAGACCTGTAGTCAATCCGTAGTCAGATCCAGTTCCCCAAGTCTGAACCATAAGATCAAGTCTACCGCCACCAGAAACTTGAGAGTATTGTAGTCCAGTTAGCGGATTGCTATCATAAGCAGAAGCACCTATAGATAAAGCTGTAGTTGGGTTTGAAACCCCAATACCTACATTCCCTCCACTTGTCAACCTCATTTTCTCAGAGTACGTCAACCCTGTAGGGTCGCTACCATAAGGTACGCTATTGGTAGATACCTCCCAACTCATGTCTACTCCTGAACTACCGCTAAATCTTGCCCAAGTTCTCCAGCTTTTTTGGTTAGCCCCAGCATCTCCAGACATAATCAATGCAGTTCCGTAGTATGGATTACCACTTTTAAAGAACGTGTTGTAGTAAGTGTCAACCCAAGATAATTTACCTGCTGGGCTAATAGTTCCAACGCCTAAGCCTGTTGGGGTAAATGCTCCGTAGTTAGTAGATCCAGCTGCGCTTCTGAAATAATGATATGTATTATCGTAGTAGTTTCCTGGATCAGCATTTCCTCCAAGATACATCGATATTGAGTTCGATGCGTTGTATATTATATTGTATGTTCCACTATTTTGAGCTATAGATATACCTCTTGACGATATTACTCCGTTAACGTCAAGTGGAGATACTGGACTAGTAGTGCCAATACCTACATTTCCATCTGCGGTGATACGCATCCGTAGATTTGTGTTGGTGTAAAAATCCATTGGAGCATTAGTCATACCATAAAAAAACGGCCTGCTGCTATCTACTCCTACTCTAAGTAACCCTGTAGTACCTTGCCTATACTCAGTAAATGTACCATTAACAGCATCAAGAGCCAATGTTACGTAACCAGGATAACTTGTTGGGCTAGCAGTCCCAATGCCCACGCTCGTTCCATTGTCAAAAATCTGACTATTGCCAAGAGAATTGGCGCCTGTAAACTTGCTTACATAGTTGGTTGTACCAGATATGTCTAAACTGGTCATGTACTTTTGCCAAGCACCGAAAGATGAAGCATAAGAAGCAGTTCTATACCAAGACCCACCAGAAGCATCAAAGTATACCTGCGAGTCAACGTGTCCATCACGGCTGTAATACTCTAACACAGTTCCATAGTCACTACCTAATCCAGTGCCATTGAAGTAGTTCTGCCACATCTTAATAGACATGGGATCTGTCGTAGTCCTTGCTCCAGCAGATGGATCAAACGCTACGAATGGGAATATGTATTGATTAGAGCGAGTATTTCCATTAACGTCAAGCTTGTATGCTGGACCGGTAGTTCCAATTCCTATGTTCCCAGTAGAACCAGAAATATACATTCTTATTGCCTGGCTACCAAGAGCAGCGGCTGAAGTGGTAAATACTAGTCCTTCGTATGATCCTATATGAAGCGTATTTCCAGAAGAGGTTATAGAATTTAACTCACCTCTGAATATTCCGTTATCATAATATCCAGACCCGTTAGCGTAATTTCCAAACGCAAGTACTCCGCTATCATTAACTCCGCTACGAGAAACTCTAACAATTCCTCTTACATCTAGCACTTCCGTTGGGCTAGTAGTACCAATACCAACGTTGCCTCCAGATGTTATGTAAAACTGATGTCCAGACGTTGTCAACCCGCTAACTCCAGTTCTTACTCCAAATCCGCTTAATGCATTTACGTTTAAGTCATTTGCATTTGTGTCCGTGTATCTTGTTAGCGCCCATATGAAAGACCCGCCAGATGGAGCATCGTATGCAAATAATCCTCCAAGCGTTGGTGTTACTATACGAGTATTCCCGTTTACAGTTAATTTATTTCCAGGACTGTCAGTACCAATACCTACATTACCACCGCTTGGATTTATTGATAGCCACTTGTTAGAAGTATTACCTAATGCCCTAGAATCTATTGTGCTTATATCAGAATCAGAATATAACTGAAGTTCACTAGACGCTCCAGCAACAACTAGTTTTTTAGCTGGGCTACTAGTTCCAATACCTACATTGCCATTAGTATCAATCGTCATGTCTGGAGAAGCACCATTAGACGCTAGATACAACTTATTTCCACTTGTTGCATAAACTGTTGCTTGCCCCGTGTCCCAAGTCAGTCCCCCGTATGCTGTCGAATATGGTCCCCAAAGTGTAATTGCTGAACTAGTAGTCCATATCGCATTTGATGAGAAAGTTCCATTAACACTTAGTTTTTCAGATGGGCTACTAGTTCCAATACCTACATTTCCAGTAGTTCCAATCCACACCAAGTCTCCATTCCCATTGCCAAAAACAAGCTTTCCAGTGCTAGCTTGATTTGTCATGTACCACTGAATAACTCCAGATTGGTTTAATAATAGTGATGTGTTATACCCAGCCGTCTGGTCAACTACCAAATAACTCCCATATACTCTAGTATTCCCTATGACATCAAGTTTGTATGCTGGGCTACTAGTTCCAATCCCTACTGTACCTAAAACATAGGCATTCTGTTCCACGCCAAGGGATGCCTTGACAAGTATATCACTTAAAAATTTTCTCATTTTCTATTCAATTATGCAACTTTAATCAATAAGATACGTAAGGTGTTGGCCGTAACTGGCTGAGCAAACATTAATGTCATCTGCGTCAAAGACGTCCTTATACAGTCGCACTCGACTGTATCTCCTGTAGCTATTTCGTAAACTTGCACGATTATATCTTTTGTATTTAAGTTGTGTGTGATTGTCATGTTCGTTGACGTAGTCAACGGACCGGTCGTTACGTACCTTAAAGCAGCCAAATTTGACGGAGTGACAGCTCTTGTGGTGTCTACCATCAAGTTTGCCTCTGCGTCTGTTGCTAACTCTACGATACCCTCGTTTGTTGTTGATGCTGTCTCTGCCGAAATGGTTACAGTAGATCCAGATACAGAGATGTCAATGCCGTTACCCTCTACGAACGTCATCGCTCCGGTAACATCGATTGCCAGCTCTGCCGCTGTCAAGTACTTAACTACGCCGTTGTCAGACACCAAGTACTTGTTGCCAGAGTAGGCGCCGCCTGCATCTGCGATCGATCCGATCTGCAATGGCTTGTCAACTGTCGACCAGTATCCACCAGACTCAATCCACAAGAAGGAGACGTTTGGCGATGTGCCACGCTCAATCTCGATACCCGCGTTCATTGATGGCGTTCCAGTCTCGTTCTTGTTCAGTACGATGATATTGTCGCCAATCTCAAGCGTGGTAGAGTTGATGTATGTAACCGTTCCGTTTACGGTCAAGTTACCTCCGATGATTACGGTTGTACCGTCATCAGTAATGGTGCTATTTGAGAATCCGCTTCCGTTCCACTTAACTACAGCGTTTGTATTAAGCGATCCAGCTCCGGTAATTGCAACGTTGTCTGCGTTTACAGTAATACCCGTTCCTGCCCCAACGTCAAACGTTCGAGAGGCTGTAATGTCTCCTCCGCCAGTTAAACCTGCACCAGCTGTAAGAACTACAGAAGCGTGGTCAGTGTTGCGTGTAGAAGCAGTGTCCAACTGAACACTGTCGGCATTTACAGTAATACCTGTACCTGCTCCAATATTCAGCGTGGCAGATCCTCCCAAAGAGATGGTCCCGCCACCAGAAAGACCGGACCCAGCAGTTACTGTCAAAGAAGAGTTTACCAACATGGCATTGGTGATTCCTCCTGCCTTTACGTACAGCTGGTTTGACCCGTTAACTCCGATAGACGAGTCGTCATATACTGTGTTTACGGTAATGTCCCTAGTTCCGGTAACAGATATACCCATACCAGCGACGATCGACCGCAAGTCACCACCCACGTCAACCCATGTAGATCCGTCCCAGAAGTAGATAGACTTGTCGCCTACAGACGAGTCGTAGTATATCTGACCCTCTAACGGGGAAGACGGTGCAGTGGCTAGGTTTTGAATCCTAGCGTTTAGTAATTCGTTCTGGTTTAAGTCTAAGGAGACTAAAAATTTTCTTGCCATGTTAGTTTAAAAATGCCTTTCCTGAAAAAGACGATGCGAAATTAAGCGTTATGTTATTCTGGTCCACATAGTTTATGTCTCCGTCAACTTCGTTGTTTGCAGAGTCCACGATGCTTACCGATGGGTACTTGTTTAGTGTGTGTGTTATGTTCCACGTACTAGCCGGAGCTGACTGCACGAACACAAATGTCTCTGGAGGCTGCGTTTGGTTGACCCATAACTGAGTGGTGCTGTCATAAACTAACACCTGGTCGTCCTGCGGAGACGTAATGCTTACGTTATGAAGCTCCTCTAGCTCGTACCCGTTCTGGATCTTCACCTCGATCACGCCCTGTGTAGGATGCGATCTGACCACGATGCCAACATACACCAAGTGTGCTGGTGCAAGCTGCTTTACGGTTGTATATCCGCCTGGAACTGTCGAACTTAGATACAGCTGTGCTCCTTCTGGAATAGCTTGAGTGTCTAGCCCTGACAACTTACCTACAACAACCAAAAATCCGTTGTTGTTGTTGGTAATGTCATCTCTTACAAACCCGAATGTCTGTGCAGATGTAGCGTCGCCAGTAGCTAACGCCTTTGTTACCGTAGGAAGGTTTCCGTGAGCTCCGTTGATATACACAATAGTGCCACGTGTAAGCGTAGCACCTGTTTGGTTGTATACCTCGGTGATTAATGTTGTTGAACTTGATGCAGGAACCGGGCCGATAAGAGATATCGTTACGTCACCCTGTCCAGTTGCTGGACTGATCGTGATGTTTTCGCCGGCGATTATTTTAGATACATATTTTGCGTTTACACGCTTCAATATATAGTCTATAGACTTCCTTACGTCAACTAGGTACTCGGAATATTTGGTAGGCGGCCTAAACACCCTACAAATATACGGCTTTACTTTTTAGTTGACTTGCCGTTTGATCCTTGTCTGGCGCGATTTTTTGACTTATTTTCCAAAACCATCTTACCGTTCTTGGTATGAGATAGGTCCATGGACTTTGCACTACGCTTTCCGTAAATGCCCCTTTCTCTCGCCTCTGCGTTCAGTTCTGCACGATATCTTCTGCGTTCTGGACTAGACTGGTACGCCTTTTCCTTAGAATAGTCACGACCAGTAGCCTTGTTGCTTCCTGCTCTAGTGTTTTTTCCTATAATCTTTGCCATCCAAATACTCTCCTATAACGTAAGAAATACCTATCGTAAAAGTCACAAATATAAGACCGAACAAGAAGCCTTCCATCATTTCTTCTTGGCGGATTGCTTGAAAGCCTTCGCTGTTGGAGCGCCCTTTGTTCCGGGCTTTCTCATCTTCTCGCCACTACCTTCCTCTATCCGCTTTCTCTTGGCGTGTATGTTTGCGTATAGTCCCTTTTTCATCGTCCTTGCCCTTTGTATTTCTTAACGTAGTTTTTGCTAGTCTTCAATGAAGAGCTTTTCTTCTTTGACACGACGCCTGGACGCTTGATGGATGCCTTTGGCTTCCACTTCGCTGCCTCTTTTGTGCTTTTTACTTTTGCTGCCATAGGTACATTCTGAAATAGTCAAATTCTTCTTTACCGCCTTCCTCTACATAGTTTAAGTAAGCGTCGTATGCAGGTCCGGTCATTTTTACTTCTACAAACGATGTGTCAATTCCGTTGGCGATCATCTTGGCTGAAAGCATCTCTGATTTTTTCTCAGCCGCAACAACAGCCTCCTTCAACTCCTCTTTCTCCTGTACCTTTTGGGCAACAAGTGTTGCACTTTTCTCCTGTGCCAACTTTGTTACCTGAGAGGCCATACGCAAGTTGCTGTTGATCTTTGCCATCATCATCTCGACCTCGTCAACTGGAGGTGCCGAAATAGCCCCAACAGGAAACGCAATCTCTATGGCGAACAAAAACGCAAATAAGGCGATTAGAACGTACCTCATAGCTTTTTTACGGTATTTATAATCCGAAGCTCAGTTATTGCAGCAGAGAGCGCAGAATCGCTTTTTTTGAGGGCATACGCCATCTTATCGATCTTCACTTCTAACGCGTCAATCTTTTTATTGGCTTTGTCGATCTGGTCTGTGTATCCAGAACGTAGATCAACGTACAAATATCCAACAACCACCAGCATGCAGAAAGCTACTGCAGCTACTGGATTTTTTTGGAACTGTTCAAAGCTAACAGGTAGTTTCATTTCTTAATAATTCCTTTCACGTAGTAAATACAAGCTAAAATCCCAGACACTATACCAATCATACCAACAACCATAGAGATTATTGGCTGCCAAGCGGTAGCAAAAGACGTTACCGCTGCCACGCCTGTCATAGTAGCAAGCGTGTTTGCTGCTGTGTCAGTTTGTTGCATCATTACCAGAGGGCAAGAATGTTTGTTGCTGTAGTTCCGGTTGACCAAACCTTAACGACTTGGGTGCTCATGAATGTTCCAGCTGGAACGGCACTGAAGGTAACCTCGTCGCCACCAACAGTAGTTACTTTAACGTCGCCAGTTCCGCCGATGTAAAGCAAGCATCCGTTGTTGCTTGTTCCGCCTGTAATGCTTGGAATATTGGCGCTGTCTGACTTAGTTACTGCTGCAGCACGCCCTGTTTGTAGTTTCTGATACATAATACTACAAATATAACACTAATCTTTTTTCTTCTTGTAAGGCACCAGCTTGTTCAAAGTCTCTTGCCTGGCGTCACATCCGCAGTTTTCTCCGAAGATAGATTTCACCAATGCCTCGATCCCGGTCGCCTTTGTGATGACCGCAACGGTGTCTCCTAAGCCCTTTTGTTTGCTCATGTAGCAAAATTAGTCTATTTTTGTTACAGAATTCAATCAAATGGACTACAAAGAACTGGCCGACTGCCTGAGATATCTCACGCCGGCCAAAAAAATGATGTGCGAGCGGTATAATTTCACTCGGTCACACATGGAATTGCTTATTTTTATCTACTCAAAGCGTGAATTTCAGCTGAAACGCCTGTACGAGTATGCCGCATTGACACACTGGGAGTCAAAACTGTTCTCGGACCTAAAAGCTCAACGGTTTATTAAGATCGTAAGACCACACAAGCGGTCTTTGGGCACTGTTTATGGCTCCACAAAGAAGACCGACAAGATTGTCGAGGAGCTTTTTGCCATTATTACTGGTCAGGCCCCCTTCTCAGACGATCCAAAAGTGAATCCGATGTTCAAGAAGGAGACCTACACGCAGCGTTACCACTCTAAGTACATGCTTAGAGCGAATCTAGAACGAGAACAACGTCCCGCTCCTGGATTATATGATACGGAAGACGATGAATTCTAACGCCATGGCCGGCGCGTCGATCATAGTATATGACAGATGATTCGGCTATGTCAGATATTACGTCACCACCAACATAAACGACACGAGCCTTGCCGTAGCGTAGCTCGTTCTCGTCCGTGTTTGTCATGATCAGCCCAGAGGCAGCGGTTGTCTCCTCCTTGATGGGCTCTACTACGATATATTTACCGATTGCTCTCATGCTCTTACGTTAGTGATGATACAGTTTGTGCTTAAGATGGTCGTGGCAACGCTCACCGCGTTCTCCAACGCACTCTTGGTTACTTTCAGTGGGTCGATGATGCCCATCTCGATCATGTTGCCTACCTTTCCGTCTTTCACGTCGTAGCCATACCCGAACTTACCTTGGTATCCCAAAGCGATCTCGCCCTTGATCTCGTTCGCGTCGTATCCGCCGTTCTCCAAGATCGTGTTGAAAGGCTGTTGCATTGCGTGCTTGATGATGCTCTTTGCAGTAGAGCAACCGCAGATCTCTCCGGCGATGTTCAACAGTGCAATACCACCACCAGGAAGAATACCTCCCTCCATAGCGGCCTTGGTCGCGTATACCGCGTCCTCGACCCGGTCTTTCTTTTCTTTCAGCTCAACGTCGCTCTGCGCTCCAACGTAGATAACACCAACACCCCCCGCAAGGTTCGCCAAGCGCTCCTCTAAGTGTTTTTTCACGTACTCGTTTGTCTCGTCGGCCAACTTTGCACGGATACCCTCCACGCGGCTGTCGACACGCTGCGATACCTCGTCGTCTGTCATGATAACAGTGCTGGTAGAGCTAACCACTACTTTCTGTGCGTGACCCAGGTCAGCGAAAGAGATCGTGTACAGGTTGTCCCCCGTTCCGTCAGAGATGAACTTTGCACCTGTTGCAGCTGCGATGTCCTCCATGATCTCGGAGCGGTTAGCACCGAAACTAGGTGGAACGATAGCACAAACCTTGATCACGCCCTTCAGCCTGTTCAAGTTTAAGCTGTTCAATGCGTTCTCGGCCAGCTCAGCAATGATTAATATACTCTTTCCACTCTGAACTACCGGCGCCAGTAGGTGCTCGATAGAGTTCAAGCTCTGGATCTCCTGGTCAGACACCAACACGTAGCAGTCCTCAAGGATCGCTTCGTTCTTTTTCTGGTCTGTAACGAAGTACTTGCTGGTCCATCCCCTGTCAAGTTTCATCCCGGAAACAACCTCAGAATAGGTTGTTGCATTGTTTGAGTTCTCGACAGTCACAACGCCGTCTTTGCCGACCATTGAGTAGGCGTCAGAGATGATTTGCCCCAGCTCGGGGTCGTTGTTGGCAGAAATGGTAGCCACAGACGCCAAAGACTCGTCGGTAACTGGTATCGCCATTACGTCCAACGACTGAGCGACAGCTGCTGCAAGCTCCTTGATCTCTCTCAAGACCTTTGTCTTGTTGTCCTCTGGCTTCATGAACTGCTGAGCGCCATGGATCAGGCCCTGTGTCAGCACAATGCTGGTAGTTGTGCCGTCTCCGGCCGCTGTTGCGGTCCTCTCAGAGGCCTCACGCATCATCTGCACAGCCAAGTTCTCTGTGGGATCGCTCAAAATGATGGATCTTGCCACACTTACACCGTCTTTTGTGATGTGAAGGCCATGAGTAAACTGGTCAGACTCAATCAAAACTGTTTGTCCTCGTGCTCCGAGGGTGCTCTTTACTGCATTCGCGATGGTGTCAATACCAGACACCAGCTTTGCACGGGCGTCAGCCCCAAATTCAACTTGTTTTACGATCATAGTAGATTTTATTGGTGCAAATATAAACAAAAATGGGGCCGTAGCCCCACTTTCTGTCAAATTGTCTTACTTTGATTTTGCTTTCTTCAAGAACTCGTCCTTGGAGAAGCTCACTCCCTCGCGTATAAACTGCGATACCATGCCCTTGGCGATAGCCTTGCGGTTGGCCGGGCTCTTGACCTTGCGTAGGATCGATGCCACACCAGACACCATAGCCTTGTCGTTCTTGTTTGCCATTATAAGTCCCTGCTTTCAATTAACGTGTATGTCCACTTCTCGCCCTTGTCCAACTGCACGATCCGCATGAACTCATCAAAGTCCTTGACCCGCTTGAACACCTGGCAACCCTCTGACCAGTTCTCTACCACCGCCGAGTCAGCACCCGCGTGGTGGATGTTAATGCCAAAGATCCCCGTCTCTATCTTGGTCTCGTCGAACACCATGTCCTTGTTAGCGTCCCTGTATACTTTCACCGGCCCGCATTGTTTCAACGCCTTGTACTTGCCCTGGTGCAAACCAACAAAGTGTGAGCCAGGATACTGGCCTGGTACTACGCGTGCAACGCCACCCGCATTGTGGAACTGCTTCACCGCTTTTGTTCCTGGGTCAGTTGTGCATGCCCACTTGTGGAACTGCCAAATACCCTTGTCGTCTTTGTACGACAATGTCATCCAGTCGTCGAAGATGTTCGTTACCTTTTTTCCAGGAGATGAGTTTCTAACTCCAATTACATTCATGTTGTACGATCCGTTGTCGAAATACTTGTATCCAAGTTTGGCGCAAGCCGCCATGACCGTTTCTCTAGTTACTTCCATACAACGAAGATAATAATCTTTGTTGACAACATAGGCTATAATCTCACTTTGCGAGTTTATGCCGTTGTGTCGTTTTTTGGGTTCCCTATTCTCTTTATATATTTTACTACTCTTTATATATTTTTTTAAATCCTTATTTAAAGTAAAAAAATCGACACAAATAAAGTAATATAATAGAAATCAATGAGTTAGAGTATGCCGCTTCAAGTGTCACTTTAAGTAGAAGCGACACATGTCCACAAAAAATCGACACTTATCAACAAAAATCGACACAAGACAAGCCGTATTTTCGGCTTGTTGTTGATGCCCGTTGTTATTGTACACAATACAAAAAGCCACCCTTTTGAGGTGGCCTTCATGAATAAGGTTAGATACTAGTTGTTACTTACAGCTTCTTTTGACCCTCATTGTCATCGGCATGTCTTTCATTTTAGATGCCATTGACATGGCTTCGGCCATCTGCATGGTCTTTTTCATCTGCTTCATCTGACTCTTGGTCTCAAGCAATTTTGCGATGCCAGTCGACTGAGGAGGCATAGGATTGTTTAATGGTCTTTTCATGTAGCAAAGATAGCTAAACTATGTTTAGTTATGTTGGAAGCGTCACCATATAAACGTAACACGGATCAAACCAAGGTTGATGTCAAGCTCCTGATGCTCGCCAGGATAGTTAGACTCAAAGTACTCGACGCCTACCAGAAAGGCGGAGGGAAACAGTAATGCAATTTCAATGCCCATAAGGCAAATGTAAACCTAAAAGTTGAGAGTTTCAAGATGTGTTTGTACCTATAGGTATAATACCGGGGAGTATCAGATAAGGGGACTCTTTGGGTTATCCCCCCACATTCTGCGCCCGGCCCCCGATCGGAAAGTCGATTATTTTGACCCATGCCCCTTGCGTTTTGAAAGTTCGGCCCGAAATTTCTACCTTTTTGGGCGGTGCTACCTGTCCGCCCCTGTGCTACCTGTCCGCGCCCGTCAACACGCGGGAAACTGCGGAAACACTGAGGGTTTCCTCTGCATCCTCACACACACGCCTAGATAAACTTTTGTCCCTGTATCTCGTTGACTGATTTGCGATTTCTTTTAAAAATATTTTGAAAATAATTCAATTATTTTTGTGAAAATGTTTGTAGGTATCAACATAAGTAGTATATTTGTGTACCCTTAAGAATTAAACGACATGAACACACAAATCAACCTAACCGAACTAGAGCAGACCTTGCTCACCGAATTCATTGGAAGTCTTTATGCCGAGGAAGGCTATTCAGACGTCGACGCAAAAGACCTTGCACAGGGAACAGGTATCGACATTAAGATAGTACGAGGCGCACTAGGCAGTCTAGTTAAGAAAGGCATTGTATCAATTGAGACTATGCAAAATTGGGGCGAGAAGGCCTATGAAATTATCTATCTGAACGAGGATTATTGGTACATGCATCCAAGATGGGGCAAATAGGTTAACTGACGAGTCCTTAATGGACGAAACGGGCAGAGATGCCCGTCTTAACCAAACCAACAAAGACATGGAATTCTTATTAATCAACGACGGCAGAATTGTAAAGGCCAAAAACAAGGTAGAAGCGCTAAGGTCATCGGGCTATGATTTTATCTATTGGGAAGGCAACACACCATATGGTGTAGAATATCCCGCTAGCAAGCGTAAGGCATACGCCATCAGAAAGCCCAAGAATGCAATTTGGAAATAAACACACAAAGACATGAAAATCTATTCAGTAAAACTCAGCGAAGACGGAACTGCTCGTCAAGTTTACACCAACGTCAAGGCGTTGTACAATGGAATCGAGACCTACGGGTACACCCCGAAATCAATACACATTGATGCCAACAACGACATGCCTTACAACTACAACAATTTGCTCAAGGCAATCAAGGACTCGTCAAACGATGGTCAGTACTACGCAATCGCATTCATCAACTGCGACAACGGAAGTGATATAACCATAGTAGAACACGAAATCATATCAAAATAAATTTGGTAGACTCAGAAATAATAACTAAAATCGTGAACAATTTAATCAACATGAATACACTTATGCAAACCCCAAGAAATTTAGTTGCCTTGTTGCGCAACGCGGAGACAAACAACGAAGGTTTCTCCTACAACATCAACAACGGAGACGTAAACCCCGACAAAGGATTTATGGTATCGCGTATCGGTCACGAAGAGATTGTGCCACAAGGCGCAGACCTAATGGCCTATGGCAAACACTACTTCTATCGCCATGCCGAGGCATTGGCCGAGAGCAACGCCTACATGGGATGTTGGTACAACGGCAGTCAGTTTGTATTTGACGTATCAGACAACGTACAAACCAAAGAGGTAGCCATCGCATTGGGCGAACTGAACAACCAAGAGGCGATTTGGGATTGCGCATCGGGCTCTGAGTACCGATTGATGAGAGAGGGGGACGCGATATGAAATACAATTTAGTAATCAGCAGAACTTACGCCACCGAGATTGAGGTGACCGCAGACAACATGGCAGAGGCATGGGATTGGGTAAACCAAAACAGCGACGCCATCTACGAAGCAGAGATGGAGCAGTGCAACGTCATCAGCGAGGAGACGGACATGAGAGAGATAGGGCCATCATTGAACGAGGCTGAGGAACTTCTCGACCTTGCTCAGCACATCGGCCGATATCTTGACAAGTACATTCACGTCTCAAGTTATGTCCCAAAGGAGATGAGAGACATCTTGTCACAAATGGCATCACACGCACAAGAATACTACAACGACGAGGATTAAATCCTCATCCCAAGCCAAAGGAATGCAGTCAGTTCGAGTCTGACCTTGGGAGCAAATTAATAACACAACATATGAACATTCGAACAATTTACGCAAGACAAAAGTCAGCAGGTGTTGACTACATGCAACGACTCATCAACAACGGATCGGTTTGGCAGATGGAAGGGTCAATGGGACGCGAGGCAATGCGCCTACTAGAGGCAGGCATCTGCATGCTACCAAAGAAATCATTCACCGACCACTACGGCAATCGTGTTCCATCACGTGACGAACTGAAAGGTTGCACAAAGGGAACATACGCCAATGCGGTTAGGTATTGGTCTAATGGATGGGAGGACTAATCATGACATTCGACGAAAGAGTAGACATACTGAAAAGAATTGGTTTCACAGAGACCCGTGTTGGGATGACAAATGGAACATATGCATTCCTATGGTATCAGATAGACACGGGTGCGATGAGCGACAAAGAATTTAAAGAATATTACAATTCAATGACAAATAAATTAGGTTATCAACAAGATAGTAACTAATATTGCATACCCAAACAAACAAAAAGATATGGCTAACCATTGTTACAATTCAGCAACTATCGAGGGCTCAGAGCAGATGCTCAACCTATTCGAGCAACGCCTCAATGAGGCAACTAAAAGACACCAAGGTTTCTTGTTCCATGCATCATTTTACGAAGTGCTTGGTATGGAATCGACTGACGAAGAAACATGGGCAGACTCATATTTCGACCTTGGGTCTAGGTGGTTCTACCCGTTGTGGGAGAGACAATCGCCAACCACTGGCGTATTGAGCGGTGACTCTGCGTGGTCGCCAGTATCTGAGTTCTTTCGCAAACTATCTGAGGCATACGAACTGAAGATTGAGTCAACATACGAAGAATGCGGAGAAAACTTCGGTGGATGGTATGACTGCGTCAACGGAGAGGTAACACGTGACGTAACAACATCATACTTCGCATTCAGATACATGGACGAGGGCGACTACTACATTCAGAACCTAATCGAGGATGCAGAGGATGGATATTGGGAGAGCGCAGATGAACTAGACGAGGACTTGCTCGAGGTGATGAGTGACGAGGACAAACAAAGTTTAATTAACGCAATAAACAAGATATGAAATACACAACACAAGACAACTTCACGTGGTACACAATTGAACCACACGTGGCTAGAATCCTACACGACGCAGACTACTGCGTGTATGAACTGCATGACGACGACTCAGAGTCATTGTGTGTAGATGGTCACGAGTTCAGTAACGCTAGCGGTGTGCGCTACGCCATCGAGACTCCGTCAAACGACGTTATCCATTGCTTGTGCGGAGAGAATGCAATTGCTCCATTCATTGATGGTAATCTTGAGAACTGCTTTGACGCCATCTTTAGTTATCGCACTGCTGACATCACGTTCTTTGGTCACAACGACGAACTGACAAGTGTGTTGAAGAAATTGTCAAAGTGTGGTGCTACCATGTCAATTTCGCCAGCAGAGTTCTTGAGTATAATTGAATTGTAATCAACTAGACGTGGCTTGACCGCCACCCTAGTTCAAGCACCGCTATCAGCCCGATAGCACAAGCCAAGGTGGATCACTTGGGGTGACAAAGTTCTTTGACATATTGGACGATTGTTTGGTGGTCGAATGACCGACCAACTATGTACGCACACTTCACTGAGTCTCAGTGATTGAATTGGTATGGAACAGCCAAGGTGATGCGGTGAACAGCACGGGATATGAACGGATATATGGGGTTCAAATCCCCACCCGTGCGCAAAGGTCAGCCAGCACTGACCCTCAACGATAGGTTGAAAAGTCATGATATTGAAAACGGGTGACTGCTGGGTCACCCTATATAGCAGAGTGGCGACATGGTTGTCGCATGAGAGATGATGGACTAATTGCCATCCCTGTTGCATAGCAGAAAGTAGCTTAAATAAAGCGCTCATTTGCAGGTTCGAGTCCTGCCTCTGCTACCACTATGAGATTGACAAATGGTAAGTTCTACGATGGGGACAAGGAAGTCCCTCTAGAGTTCGGAAATCGGGAGCAGATTGAACTGCTCAAGACGGCTATCGCCGAGGCCGAGAAAGGCCACAAAGTTAATGTCAACACAAACGAGAAGGTAACTTATAAGTTATCAATGGATTGGAAGTGTTGCAAATGTTTCAAGTTAAACGTGGATGACGATTGGAATGAGTACGAAGACTGGGAGCCAGACTTTGACGACATCCAGTGCTTCATTGAAGACAACATAGAATGCTCACATTGTGGGCAGGAACACAAACTAGTAGTAGACAAGACAAATAGATTTAGCCCACAATATTATGTTCAAGCAGAAACTGACTAACGAATTCCCCTCCATCGTGATAGTGGAGGATGCCTGCACAAAGGGTTACGGAGATTGCTTTTGTGTAGAGTCGACTGGCCGTGACAAAAACGGATTTCCCATCATTAGTAGGAGCGTTGGAAACTCTGAGAGTTTCGATAGTTTCCTATTTAACAACGACTACTTCTGCGAGTTTATAGAAGAGAACAGAGTAATGATTTGTAAAGAATGATATACTATGCAAGACATTCTTGGGAGGCCAAAGACATACTTCTCAAGGCCAACGGATGCCAATCGGAGACACTTACGCTTGACGTAAAAGAGGACGGCTACACATTGTGTGACCCAGTTAATGACGAAAATATTGTAATAATTTGCGACAATGAATACCCGACTATTAAAGAAGATTAAAAAAAGATATGTATACTTTTGGCACAAAAACCAACTACATTCTTACGACAAGAAGAAGCAAGAGGTTGTGCATAAGAACATGTCGACCCAGTACTGGATGATACGCAATGCGTGTGGCCCATTCACAGCAGAGAAATTTCTAAAGAGAGTATATGAACAAGCAACTAAAAGACCTGTGCATTAATTTGGTGCATCGGTATCAAACGGGAGACATTGAATTGTTTGAGGAAGCAGTTCAGATGTTACAAGAGGCGGTCGAGGACTACATGGACTCACACCCAAGGCTAAAGCAAGACACCACAGAGTGGGACTTTGAGCAACTATTTTTAAACATATTAAGAGATGAACAAGACTAAAGCATTATTGATGACAGCCATCACGTTATTGCTGGCCATCGCATTTGTTGTGCTGTGTATTTACAGCCCGTTATTTTTCATGTGGTTCGTGCTTGTATTGAGCGCAACTATTTTCACTTACTCAGCATTCAAGGTATGGTATACACGTGGGTCTTAACTGAGGACGGGCAGATCGTTTGTGGGTTCACACAGAAGCCAACAGAGGACGAGATGCTTGACACAATAAACGCCGTCACTGGATACGAGGGCAAGTTCTTGGACAGACTGACGGAGAGTACGTATGTCTGGGCATACGACGACATGACAACAGAGGTATCACTATTTCAAACAGAACTAATATGACAAACAATAAACAAAAAACGGCAGTAGAAAAAATAAAATTATGATAGATTTAGATAAAGCAAAATTCATCGGAGAAGGTGAATGGGTTAAAGATTCCGCATACCAAGTGTATGAATTGGATGGTAAGTATTATTCCGTTATAGTAATTGGACATAGTAATAAAGAAATTATGAATGATTCTATAACTGAAATAAAATTTGAAGACATAAATTTTTATATTTAAAAGCAATGACAAACAATAAACAACAAACGGCAGTGGAGTGGTATCGTATAAAAATAAGCAGTTTGACTAGTGATTTATTTAAGGAAAAAATCAGTGGCGAACAATTTCGCAATCTAGAAAAAGAGGCATACGAACAAGCCAAAGAAATGGAGAAGGAAATAATAATTGATGCAATAATTACTTGTGAAAAAGAACACTATGTACATAGTAAAGTTTATCCACCACAATTTGTAATTAATAAAGCAGAACAATATTATAATAATAAATACGAAAATGAAAAACAATAAAAAACAAACTAATAGATTTTTAACATTTTTTCTGTCATTAATATTGATTTACTTAATGGCATCTGCTTCAATGTGGGATTTTAATCCATCTCACTGGAACAAAGCATTTACAAGTATGTTGGCAATATTTTCGTGTTGCATAATTATGCTTATTGTTCAATTTAAAAAATTAAATTAATCATGACAAACAATGAACAACAAACCGCGGTTGAGTGGTTGATTGGACAATTACACCGTAAATACGGCGGTACTGATTTTTTTTGGACTAATATGGATGAAATTGAACAAGCAAAAGAAATGGAAAAGCAACAAATCATTGATGCTTATCATACAAATCCTTTGGAAGCAAAGTGGAAAAATATAGGCGTTAACTACTACAACGAAACCTACGGAGGAGGTGAGCAATGACAAACAATAAACAACAAACGGCAGTGGAGTGGTTGGTTGAGCAATTTAAAGAATATGATTTTGCTGATGTAAAAGACACAGAAAATTACATTATTAAAATGCAATCTTTTGTAT